GCTTCTACTCTATCTCCACCTCCCCAAAATAATCTCTTAACTCTTTAACACTCTCTCTGTCTACTATCGCTCCGCTTAAATTAGCTCCCTCTACTATCACTCCATGCAAACTCGCTCCTCTTAAATCTGCTCCATGTAAACTCGCTCCTGTTAAGTTCGTGTTTGTTAAGTCTGCATACATTAAATTTGCGTTAGATAGATTTGCTCCTGTCAAGTCGGCTCCCACCAGCTTGGCAAATCTCAAGTCAGTAAAATTGAACGACGCAAATGATGCGTCTGCTCCTGTTAGATTTGCTCCACTCATGTCAACGAAGTCAAACCGCAAGTTCTGCAAGTTGACTCCAACTAGACTCTCCCCACTCAAATCTGTGCTGTTCAAATCTCTCATTTTGGCTCTCCAAAGTAATTAGTAATGTTTGTTATGTCGATTGTTGCGTTGAACAAATTTGCACCTTCTAAGTTAGCTCCTGTTAAATTTGCTCCTGTTAAATCAGCTTCTTTTAAGTTTGCATACGCCAGATTTGCGTTGCTCAAATCAGCATTCACCAGATTGGTGTATCTGAAATCAGCTCCCCTGCAATCAGCATTGCTTAAATTGGCATTAGTCAAATCAGCATACTTGAAAGAAGTAAACTTTGCATCTACTCCACTTAAATTAGCTCCCCTTAGCTCTCCCATTGAAAAGCTGCTGTTAGACAAGTCTTTTCCACTTAAATCTTGTCCAACAAAATCTTCTCCAAAATAATCTTGATTGTTCATGTTGCTCTTATGCGGTGTTGACATTAAAAAACCTGGAAATCGTCCAGGTGCGTTTTTTAGATTGTTATTACCTTTCCCCTGTTGGGGCCAGACATGATAGTCGCCTTTCCTGGGAAGTATTTCGACACCTTCGCACAATCTGTCGTGCGTGTGTCTGTGCATCCGACTACGGCAGCGTCGAGAAATCCGCTGTAGTCGAGTATGTTGCCTGACTCATTTACAAACTCAACAACGATTAGGTTCTCGTTATTGAGTTTGATTTGTTCTCCGATGAACTTGTGGCAGTCATCGGATGAACGGAGATTCAAGCTGGACGGTACTTGAATTTTTTTATAGTACATGATTTCTCCTTTAGTGGTAGCAGTCGTCAATGTCCAGATTTGGATCTGGAATGTACACAACTTCTGGGTGACTCCAAATCAAACCCTTCTGCTGATTCCAGAAGTTAGCGACGTTAAAGCCGCTTCCTTTTTCTGGAACGACATCAAACTGCAACTCCCACGGGGTGGGCTTAATTGCCACCGCGTGATAGGTGTGTTTGCCAGTTTTCCAGCGCAGTCTTCCCACATGCTCCATTGCTGGAGCAGCAAAGAATGCCGCTTCATCACTGACTTCGACATCAGTGTCAAAGTCATCACCTTCTGACTGGGCAGCGGCAGCGAATAATTCGTGCCACTCATTTTCGACATAGGTGTATTCCAACTCTTGGTAGAATTTCACTGCTTTCGTCTCCGTTCACTACTCTTTTATCATAAACTACTTTTATTTTATCGTCAAGGGGTTTAGAAAAAAAATGTTTTGGATGCAAAAAGTGCTTTACAGCTAATCCAAATTACAACTTTTAGTTTCCAAAACCCTTGCAAAATCAACAAAAAGTGCTTTACAGCTAATCTTTCTCCTTTTGCTTTTCCATTTCGCGCATTAGCTCCTGCAAAGCTATTGCTAATGCGCGTAACTCTTTGAGTGTTTGAGCGTCTATGATGATTTCACAGACTAACTCTCCACTCTCTGCACCAGCTTTCAAACTCTGGTGATTGCATCGTCATTCCATGAGGCAACACATACCTTGCCTCAATCTCAGTCTTGTATAAGTGCCTCCCATTAACAGCTTTAGCAGCTGCTAATCCAGCCTTGGTGGCTGGAAAGTATCTATTCTGTTCTTCTAGCTCGTCATCGCCTAAGACGATGACAGAAACACAATAGCATGGGATTAGTCTGTCTTTGAAGACAGACAATCTATTGGCATGCCATTGTGCTGGACGTTCTAATGCTTTCATTTTTCTCCTGTGGGTGTAAACAGCTCCCACGACTGCCTTTCGGCAGTTTCGTCTACCGCTGCTAGTAGACTCGTCAGGTGGGTGGATTATTTTGCTGCCCACTTCTCAAATGATTTAACAGGTAACGAGCGCTTCTGTCTGTCAAGCACGTATTCATCATACGCATTCAGAATACTCGTTTTAGCCGCTATCTTGGCTTCTTTCTCGCCAAGTCTTAGCTCTATTTGTGCCAGGACAGCAGCTTCATCACTGCCTAGCTCCTTGGATTTATAGCGATCAACGGCATTTAGTCCGTTCCTGCGATCGTCCATTGACTCGATAACTTGTCCCATCTCTGGGTTCCAGAAATAGGAGACAACGTAATCGTCTCCCACCCAAAAACGCTGCTTACCAGCGTTTCTTTTTATTTTTGCAAACCAGTCGGGTACTGGTACTGCTGCTGCTTTCTTTGCAGCTTCTTCTTTTCTCTGTATATCGTATTGTTCATTGAGCATTCTTTGATGCTCAATCGTTTTGACAAATCCATCCCATGTCATATTCTCCCGTTGGAGAAATTCGTACACCCATTTCTGGATATACTTTAATACTTCTTTCTCACTCCAGATGTGAGTGAAGTTTTCATCCGCCCAGACGGTAGTGCCATCTTTATGGCGGTATTCATAACGAGTTTCATAATCGTTATGAATATAGGTGTTATTACGCATACCGTCTCCTTCCACTAGAGATGGTATGGCTATTTCTTTCTTTCTCCCTGTTGGAGAGAATCTTTGTCCCCAGTACTTTCTTGGTAGATTATTTACTACCGAACCAACTGCTTCCTCGATTGAGGAAGCAGCGATAATAGCTGCTTTGTATCCTGGACACGCGTACTTATCCCAGTCGGATAAGCACGCAAAGTTTTTCTCTACTTCTTCTAGTAGAGAATTTTTACTTTCATCTTCCCAGCTAATCAACTGGGAAATTCTATCAGCATCAGTATCTATGCTTCCATAGATACTGATTTCTACTTCTTCCCAGTTTATATCTTCTGGGTTTTGGGATATTGTTAATATCCCGTTTATTAGCTTCCCATTTAAATGGGAAGCTAGTCTCTTTTGTATGTCTATGTGTAACTGATTACACTTTATTTTATAACTCATTTGTTCCTCCAATAATTTCTCAGCGTCCAGCAGTGGGAGGATATACCGCCGGCATCCAGCTTTTACTAGCACTGTGTATTTTGCTATTTGTCTCTGAATCGCCGTCGTCATCTTCCTACTCCTGAACTTTGTTTACTCCTTTAATATAAACTACCTTTTATTTTATTGTCAAGGGGTTTAGAAAAATTTCTTTTTTAATAACCCACCCCTTGGGTGGGTTTACTTTAATCTCTATCGTCCCAATGACTAACTCTTGTCTCTCTGTTGGGTTTTATCCACTCCATTGACTGGATTTCTTCCAACTCCAAGAACTGCTCTCTCCACTTCATCAGTTCTTGTTCATCCACCATCTCCGCATCAGCAGAGTTGATTGACATTATCATCTCTTTTATCGTCATGTACTCACACACGACAATCTCTACACTGTTGTCATACTTCACTATCCCTATGTCTGGGCCGTCTCTTAACACCATCCTGATTTTGAGTTTGTGTGTTAATACATCAGATAAGAAGTCTCTAGCAGCAAACCGGAAATTTAAATACGCCGCTAAAGCAATGATTTGCCCCCTCCTGGGGGAGAGTTCTCCCGCCACAGCAGGTAGTTCCTCAGCTTCCTCTACCGTCTCTAGAACGTATTCCAGAGACGGTGCATAGCACTCGTCTACTTGCTCAAAGCTGAGTCTTCCATCACAATAAGTCATTCTTACTGCATATTGCTTCATCGCTATGACTGCGCATAGCTTGTGAAATGCAGTATTTTCCCCGCTAAGGGAGAATTTTTTAACCAATTCTTGAGATTGTTTATAGCTTAATGTCTTCATAATTCCCTCTCTTGTCTAAAATATTTATTCTTTCAAGATAAACTACTTTTTATTAATTGTCAAGCACTTTAGAAAAATTTTTTACACCAAAAACTAATATCTGCTATAATATATACACCCTGCTGCTTGCGAAGTTTCAAGTTCCACTTAAAATACGCCTAAACGCAATCTATTGATATGCTACAGGCATAGCAAGAGCGGGGTTTTTAATTAGACAGTAACATTCGGTACTGAAATTCTCTATTAAGCCAAAAGCTAGATGTACTACCAAGCACTTGTTCTAGTCTAGCTGCCACATCTTTATCGATTAACGCTTCACCACCAATTAATTGATTTGTATATTCAATTGTGTAATTCAATTGCTGTGACAACTGCTCTATTGTCCAGCCGCGCTCTTCTGCTATATCCAATATTGTGTCCCCTGGGGGAGAAATCCAGCTGTTAGTAATTTGCATGGTTAATTGCTTGGTGAGCAAAACTCTCCTAAGAAAGTTTTGCTACAATAGTAAAATCCACCCTTTTTTGGAGCTACTATCATGAAATCTATTATAGCACAGATTGATCTTGGTTTTGCAACAGTTGAAGGATTAATGTTGCCAGACGGAACTTATGCTGTTTCTGTCCCTCAGATTGCTAAGTTGTTTTCGTTAGAATCTTCAAATGCTGCTAGAGATGTTAAAAATTTAGTCAAAAATAGCACTTTAGTTAATCTCGTCAACTGTGGACAAGAAAAACAGAGCAAACCTAGTCACAGTAAGGATTCCAGACTCGTCATAGAAGAAGAATTATTTTCGGCTAACACTGAAAAAGATGTTACTTTTGATATTGTCCGTCAAACACAAATAGAAGGACAAAGACATAAAATTAACATCATTTCCTTGGAAGATTTTTCTAAAGTTATATATGAACTGCAAAAGAAAGGTAATCCTGTTGCAGATGCTTTCTTGCGAGCGCTAATAATAGAAGGAATAGAACGCAGGTTTGATAAAGCATTTGGCAAGTTTGTAGAAGAACAAGAACGCAATAGCAGAATACGACTTCGGATGGAACGTATATTAGCTAGAACAGAATGGACTGATACTTTGATGAACAGAAGTCTAAAATTGTATGGAGTAAAGCCAAAAGCACAAGACTACCAAAGATGGACTGTTTACGTAAACAAGATGTTGTTTAATCAACCACACTTTCAATGTGATAGAGACACTATGAGTGAAGAAGAACAGAAAATAATAAAAGCATTTGAGACAACGGCTAGCTTTAAAGCTAAAAAATATCCAAATGCTACTCCGGACGAGATAATAACTATGGCTGTAAATGTCTTTCTGTAAATAATCAAAAAGCCTAGGACGTATCCTAGGCTTTGTTCGTTAACCGTTAACTATCTTTTCCCATTTTTTGAGATCATCCAGATGAATCTCATCAAATGTCTGGTATTTGTCTTCATAGATATAGTATTTCCAATCATTCAAACTTTTGGTTGTCTCCTCTGGATTATTCTTAATTGCCAAGATATACAGCTTATCTGGCAAAACTTTATGAAATAAGAAGTCTTGTATATAGACTCCAGGGTGCCAATGTTTGACAGCATTTCTGACATCTTGCGATAATGTTTTGGAGCAAGATTCAATAACAATTGATCTGTTTGTGTGACAGATTAACCAATTGCTTTTTTCTTCTGGACTAATGTTGAAGATGTTATCAGCCACATCGGATTGACTAACACCATTAAAATATAAGTCAACTTTCTGTTCTTTCTTGAAAATCACTTGCAAAGGTTTTTCGCCCTTTGCTTTGTGTTCCCACACCTGATAGTCACCGCAATTGATTTTGCGGCACTCGTAATGGGTTAATGTTTTTACCGTTCCAGTGCCGTTGATATATACAAACATTGTGTTACCTCTTAAATATTACTTAGATTATAATATTAAAAACAAAAACTGTCAATAGATTTATAATAAAAACCTCCTAAAAAAGGAGGTTTAATTTTAGTTCCAAAATCTTGTTTTATTAAAACTCGCGTTATCCAAATTAGTTTTTTGAATAGTGCAACGCCTTAAATCTGCTTTTTTCAGATTGGCATTTTTGAATATTGTCCCATTCAAATCAGAGTAAGACAAAATTGCTTCCTCTAAATTAGCGTCTGTAAAATTAGCATTTTTTAAATCAGCGCCTTTTAATATAGCACCATTCAATTTAGCGTTAACTAAAATGGCATTACTTAAAACAGCGCCTGTTAAATTAGCGTTTGTCAAGTTAGCGTTTGTTAAGTCAGCACTTGTCAAATTAGCACCTATCAAATTAGCATTTGATAAGTCGTATCCTTTCAAGTCAGCGTAACTTAAGTCAGTGTATTCGAGACTTTCCATATTTGTTTAATCCTTAATTATCTTAACTATTTTATCAAAAATTTTTGACATATTTCTTAGCGTAAGTTTTGTATTTAACCACCTCCTTTAAATAAGTTTCTGGTGCAATAATCACAACTTCTGTTCTGTCTTCATGCTTGGTAAGTGATTCTACAAGTCCTTCCACAAGTGCTTTAAATGCTGTTTTTTGCCTATCATTAGAAACTAATTGGGAAAACATACTATCCAAGTTCTTGAATACTCCAACGCTTTTATTTAAGTCTGTGGAAAATAGCATTATTCCCCATTGTTGTATCCACCGTTGTTCGGTATAGTTTTCCTCAATCAGTATTCTAGTAATAATATGTCTTCTTACAGGTGTTAATATCTCTACTACTGTGTGTCCTGGGTAAATTGCAGCTACATCAATTTCTTGAGTGTAAACACTTACAGTCATATATCTACCTATAGTTTTGACATTACTATAGCTTGTTTTGCCAATGGTTGCCAAATACTCTAATACCACCAGAAGCAAAAGACATTATGGCTATGGTTAATGCCAATTTATTGAATATTTCAGCAGCAGCATTTTCCTTCTTTCTTGCATCAGCAAGTAGCGTGTCACCAAGAGACTCAATTAATTCTTCTATGTTGCCTGAAATAGGTGGTAAATAACCTAATTTCTTTATCTGAAGCACATGTAAAGGCACTGCGCACTTCAAAAACGTTAATACTTGGTTTTCCATCATAATATCTCCTTAATTACTCGTTATTCAATATAAACTACTTTTATTTTAATGTCAAGTGTTTTCTGAAAAATATTTTAAATTTACACAACATTTATTACTCAATAATCTAAAAAAAACAACATTAGCTAGTCTAATATTGTTTTTCTTATGTTAATCTAGTTTTTGTATTCATGTAATTCAATTTATTTTAAAAATGAAACCATTAATTAGTTATTACGGCGGCAAACAAAGATTAGCATCTAAAATTGTTTCTTATTTACCAAACCATAATATTTATGTTGAGCCATTTTGTGGTGGCGCAGCAGTTCTTTTTGCTAAAGGTATTCCATATACAAATAGAAAATGTACATACAAAGAAGTAATTAATGATACTCAAGAATTACTAATAAATATGTATAGACAAGCTATTTTACATAAAGATGAATTTGAAATAATGATACAATCTACGATGTTTTCACAATCTGATCACAAAAGATCAAGAACAATCTTAAAAAATCCTCAAGAATACAATGACTTAGATAAGGCGTGGGCTTATTTTTTTAATATCAATACTTCTTTTGCAAATAAATTATTCGGAGGATGGGGAATCTCTCGCGATCCAAATAGTTGTCCATCCCAAGAATGGATTAATCATAAACAAAGAATTTCTGCTATTTTAAATAGAATATCTGCTATTCATGCTTCTTGTGAAGATGCTTTGGATTGCATAAAAAGATGGGATAGTCCTAACACTTTGTTTTATGTAGACCCACCATACATAAATACAGATTGTGGACATTATAAAAAATATTCAATTGAAGATTATAGAAATTTGTGTAATTTATTAGATACAATTCAAGGTAAATATGTTTTATCCGGTTATCAACAAGAAATCGAACCAAAATCTTTTCATCAAAAAATTAATTTTAAAGCAACAATGAGTGCAACAGGAGCAGGTAAAACTAGATTGCAAAAAAAGGTAAACAGTAAAAATGAGCGAGTTGAAATTATATATGTTCATGATAAAGATGCAAAAATTTTTAATTTAGAAAATTGAAATTTTAAACACCAACTATTGTCAATATGTTTGTGATATACTAAATAAGTAACATTTGTATTAATACTATGAACTCAGCTGTAATTCAAGGTGTGGTAATGGACACACCAAAAAGCATGTTAATTAACAACAAACCAGCCATAGAGTTTGTTGTATCTGTTCCTTCCCTTAGAAAGGAGGAAAAGCCGTATCTATTACGTGCCAAAGGCATGGAGATACTAGGAATTGACATTGATGACAATGTCATTTTAGAGGGAAGAATATTGATTAACCAGGAGACAAAAAAGTCTGAATTGATGTTTAAAAATGCACAAATAGTTAAGTAACATTTACAAACTACACCCCTGAGATTACTCAGGGGTTATTAGTTATTTATTTTTTTGTGATTTTTCCAAAGTTGCTGTACATATTTCATATAATCAGGCAAAGCAACAGTCCAATGAATTCCAAATATTGATTGTGCCAACATTATAGCTTTAGTGGATGGATCTACATACATAGGGACGTGAGTTCTTAGATTAGCTTTGCAATTGTAGATAAGTATTTGAGATTTATCATTGCTAATTTCAAGTTGCGTAAACAAGTTAGTTTGTTTATTCAAACTAACCAAAAATTCATAAATTTCCTCTACTCCAAGGAAAGACACTTCAGCTAAATGTTTGTAAGGCAACATTATGTTACACTCCTAATAAATGTTAAATAAACTTGAACAATGATTAAAGTATCACAAATAGAACAATGGGAACTTAGTCGTATTATTCCCTATGAAGCAAACGCAAAATTACATCCAGATGAGCAGCTAGAGCAGATAGCAGCATCAATAGCTGAGTTTGGATTTTTAGATCCAATAGCTGTGGATGAATCTAACGTTATTCTAGAAGGGCATGGTAGACTTGCAGCAGCGACTAGACTAAAGATTAAAACAGTCCCTGTCATTGTCATAGCTGGCTTGTCTAAAGCACAAAAAAGTGCATATAGACTCGCGCATAATAAGTTGACAATGAATTCCGGATTTAATCCGGAAGTACTTCGGAAGGAACTAGAATTTTTGGATTCAGTGGAGTTCAACATTGAACTAACTGGATTTAGTTTAGATGACTTGAACTTTGATGACTTCCCTGAGTGGGAGGAAGAGTCCAGCAAAGAAGAATCCAGTGGTGATTACACCACTATCAAAATAACTGTTAGTCCAGAAGAAAAAGACTTGTTATTTGATATTATCGGAATTAAGAAAAATAACTCATCAGCGACAGAAATTGGTAGTGCTTTGATGAGTTATTTGAATCAATAAAATGTATTAAAAAACAACTTCCTCTTCTTGTTTTTTACCACCTAGTAGTTCAATCTGATCTACTAGAATCACCACTTTAGTCCTTTCTTCTCCTGACTTAGTGTCAAGCCAGGATTCTGTTTTAAATGCTCCTTTGACAGCGATTTGGCTGCCTTTCCTGACATAATTTGTTATTATGTCTCCTGTCTTTCCCCACGCCTCAATGTTGAACCAGTCTGTTACTTCTTTATTGCGAGTAACAGCTAAGCTAGTAGTGACTTTTACACTACCGCCTTCAAAATATTTCACAGTTGGATCTTGTCCAACACGTCCTACCAATGTAACGGTGTTAATCATAATTTTGTCGATATTGTACTTTAATTAAAACACATTTTATCTAAAGTGTCAATAGATATCGTAGTATCTAACATAACGACACATTCAATTATGGTTTTATTAAATTGCCTTTTCTTTTTTAGTGGCAAATTATTGAATTTAAGATTTAACAAACCATCGGTTGTGTTTGTCAGGACAAATTTGTCATCAACAAAATTGACTATTGTTTTAACAAATTGAATACTAGAATTAATGGGCAATACTTCCCTAGTATTTTCTAGTAAAAATATTGATGGCACTGGAAATCCAAACAATATATTTTCTATAGCACGTGATTGTTTAACCACGTCCCATTCCACGCAATTAGGCACAACAAGAACGCCTTTGTCAATTTGTTGCACCAACGATTCTATAGTGTGCAACTGATTATTTAAGTACTGCATGTTAATCAGTGTAATTTTAGTTTCTACAATAAATTAAACATTTGTTTTGTGTCAATATGTTATATAAAATAAAATTTATTTTACAATCTACCAATAGAGACATTACTTGGTTTACAGTAAAATAGTTGTTGCATGAAAAAATCAAAATGTCAGAAGATTTTGGTGCGTTAACTGGCAATCCAGTGTTCTTTAGAACATATAGCAGATTAACAGGACACGGAAGAGAGTCATGGGAGGAGATGTGCAAACGTTCCGTTGACGGATTAGCAAAGCTGGGGAAATTTACCCCAGAAGAAATAGAACTAGTCGCCAGAATGCAGAAAAGCATAAAAGCATTGCCATCTGGAAGATGGCTATGGGTAGGCGGCACAGAGTGGCTGGATAAGCCACAGAATTACAGTGGAGCATACAATTGTACGTCCACAAATTTAACCAACTGGGATGCTTTTGCATTCATGATGGATTTAGCCATGATGGGATGTGGCACAGGCGCTGTAATTGAGCCTAAATATTATCAGCAATTACCTACCATCAAAAATAGAATAGACATTGAGATTATTGACAAAATAGGCGAAACCCCACCATCTGAAAGGCTGGACGAGACAGTAACTGTCTTGACAGAAGACAGTTTTACGATAAAAGTCGGAGACAGCAGACAAGGATGGGTGGAAGCATACAAGCAATTACTCCAAGTAGCTTCTGATGACACCTTTAATGGAGTTGTGGTAGTCAAAGTGTCATTAGCCAATGTACGCCCCGCTGGGGAGAAATTAAAACAATTTGGTGGTGTTGCCAATCCAGTGAAATTAGAGAATTTGTTTTATAGATGTGCAAACATCTTAAACAAAGCACATGGTAGAAAACTAACGTCACTGGAATGCTGCTTGCTGATTGATGAAGCAGCAAGCACTATAGTGGCTGGGAACATTAGACGCTCAGCGGGCATGCGCCAGTTCACTTCTAGTGATAACGTAGCTGCTAACGCTAAAGCAAATCTATGGGAGCAAACACCAACTGGAGAATGGAGAATAGATCCAGAGAAAGATGCTTTGCGCATGGCAAATCACACCAGAGTTTTTCACCAAAAGCCTACTTATGAGGAGGTGTTTGATTCAGTAACGAGTCAATATTGGAGTGGTGAAGGAGCAATACAGTGGGCGGGTGAAGCTGTCGCCAGAGCAAATGCAGATTTATTGATTACCCAAAAGCTAAAAGCAAAGTTTTTGACTGCTTACGAGAATGGTGAAGCTAAGCAATGGATAAGAAAGCATTATCCAGACATGCCACATGCGGAGATAGAACATAGAGTAAGTACATATGGATTAAATCCATGTGTTACTGCTGATACATGGATTCACACAGAAAAAGGAGCGAGGCAAGTTAAAGACTTGATAGGCAAACAAACAAGTGTTTACGTTGATGGAGAATTATTTAGCACCACACCTGAAGGTTTTTGGCTAACAGGAATCAAGCCTGTGCTAAAAGTAATTACTCAAGAAGGATATGAGTTGCGTTTAACTGACAATCATCAGCTACTCAAAGTTACTGCTCAGACTCAGCATAAACAATATTCTGAGTGGACTGAAGCTAAAGATTTAAGTCCAGGACATTATATTTTAGTCCACAACCATCGTGAAGCACAGCATTGGGACAGTTTTGGAACTTTTGACGAAGGCTGGTTAATTGGCAATTTAATTGGCAATGGCAGCATCTCATCAACGCAATGGGGAAAAACAGCACTTTTACGATACTGGGAAGATTCTCAAGATGAGATGGGAAGACATGCTGTTGCTCTACTTAAAAAAACTGTTGATTATGCCGGAACTACAGAATCTGGACATTACTATAAACAGCAGAATTATCGAGTAGTTCAATCAACAGGATTAGCTAGATTAGCTGCTAATTATGACGTTACGTTGGATAATAAAATGCCAACAGGTAAAATTGAAGAAGCAAGTTATGAGTTTTACCGTGGTTTTTTACGTGGCTTATTTGATGCTGATGGCAGCGTGCAAGGGAATCAACAAAAAGGCATTAGCATCAGATTGTCACAAAGCAATCTAGAGACTTTGAAAATAGTCCAAAGAATGCTGGCGAGATTAGGTATTATCTCAACAATTTATCAAAAAGCACAACATGAACTTGTTATCAGCAATGATAATGTCTGCGTCTTCCAAGACATTATTGGATTTCAAAAACCTGACAAAGTAAATCGCTTAAATGAATTAATTACCAGATATGAGCCAAAATTAAATCGTGAGCGATTTGTAGTTAAAATCAAAGAGATTATACCCGATGGAGTAGAAGCAGTTTTTGACTGTACTGTTCCGGGAGTTTCTCGATTTGATGGTAATGGAATTGTCACCCATAATTGTGGTGAGATTATTGGTAGTAATTTCCACTGTGTTAGTGGTGACACGCTGCTAATTACCAAAGATGGATTACACGCAATCAAAGATGTTGTAGGATGCGATGTTGAAATTTGGAATGGTAGGAATTGGAGTCAAGTACAGCCATTCAAAACTGGCAGTTCTCGCGTTCTTTATCGTGTACGATTTGCGGATGGTACGTATTTAGATGCTACCGAATATCATAGATTCTTTGTTAAGGATAGGTTTGGCAAAGAATACAAAGAAGTACAGACAAAAGACTTAATGGATGCAAGCAAGTATCGTATTCACACCAAGCCATTTACTATTCAATATGATGATGGATTGGATATTGATACTAATTATGCTTATAGCTTGGGAGTAGCCGTAGGAGATGGCACCACAGACAAAGACAACAACGCAAAAATAAGATTGTATGGCAAAAAAATTGCTTTGTCTGTGGCAGGCAATAAGTCTCCCATCAGGGAATATGAATACGTTACAAACTTCACTGATGTTACAAATTTAAGCTTTTCTGGGGAATTTCTGAAGAGTCTTAAAACCAAACCAGAAGCATTAAACATCATAGCAAGTTGGAATCGTGAAGCAATTTTGCATTTTATTGCTGGTTTAGCAGATACAGATGGAACAAATAGTAGCGGCAATGGTATTAGAATCTACATCTCTGATTATGACAGAGCGTATAGAATACAATTGTTGCTAATTAAGTGTGGTATTCGTTCTTCTGTCAATCTTTGCGCTTACAAAGGAGCAGTTACAAATTATGGTGTTAGAAGTAAAGATTTGTACTCTGTACAAGTAACTGATTGTGGTAAAATCCCTTGTCAGCGATTAGACGTAAGCCAAGGTAGAGTACCTAAATGTAAAGGCAAATGGCAAGTTATCAGGAGTGTGGAGCAATTACCGGGATTGCATGACACTTACTGTTTTAATGAACCACAATATCATGAAGGTGTATTTGGAAACACGTTGACTGGAAATTGCAATTTGTCAGAGATACACTTAAATCAGCTCAATCCTACTGACTACAAAGAACAAGAAGATGCTTTTAAAGCAGCTTCACTCTCAGTAGCTGCATTGCTTCACCATAGATTCACCGAGCCTATTTATCAAGAATCTAGAGAGTTAGATCCTATTGTTGGTGTTTCCTTCACCGGATTATTTGACTTTTTTGTTCATGCTTTTGGAGCAGAATGGCTTCACTGGTGGCAACAAGAGAGAGAAGACAATGAGCAAGGCAGGATATTTAAACAAAAAGAACAGGAGTATTTATCTAGATGGAAAGACATAGTGCATCAAACTGTTTGGGAATATTGTGATAAACACAATCTTAAACGTCCTAATCGTTGTACTACTGTCCAGCCCAGTGGGTGTCTAGATCGCACTGCATTAAGAATTTTTGATCAGGGATTACTTTATGCGGATGAATTGATAGCACCTGGCAGCGGTGAAGCTACTAATTTGAAACTAAGTGTTCGTGAAGGAGTGTCTGTCACCACTGGAATTGCTAATCAACCATTGCAGTTAATTAAAGTCAATCTGAACAATGGACGTGTTTTACGTATGACTCCAAACCATCGTCTTTCTATTGATGGAAACTGGATTTATGCGTCTGACATGGCTCCTGGAATGAAGATTGATTTTAGTCTTGGAGAATATCAAAACAGCCAAGAGACTTCACTACTTGATATAGATCAATTTAGCTATACAAGAGAAGCAAAACAATTAGAGTCTGGGCATAATCGTGGTGGCATCACAGCAACTATCATTAAAACGCCCAAGATAATGTCTCCTGACTTAGCTTATTTTATTGGAGCATTATTTGGAAATGGATGTTTAAGTGCAACTGGACATCGTATTAGGTTTTCTAGTAATAGTTATAAATTGCTAGAAAGACTACAACAAATAGCACAAAATCTGTTTGTTTTAAATGGGAGAATCAACAAATACTCTGGCAGAGAAGCTTATGAATTAAGCATTTCTAGTGTTCAGCTTTATGATTGGTTGCAATTGAATGGAATAGCTAAAACAGAGAAAAGTCTAAATCTTGACAGAATACCATTAGCTATTCGTTGTTCCTCCAAGCAAAGTATTCTATCGTTCTTTTGTGGATTGATTGACACTGATGGATGCATTAGAGTTAATGGCTCAATGTCCATTGACAGCGCTAGTGAAGAGTTCATTAGAAACCTTCAACAAATAGGTGAAGCTGTAGGATTGTGCTTCTCCATATTCCATAACACTGAAGGGGAGAACAACCAAGCACAGAAAAATATGTGGGGTTTATGTTTAAGCCGCATGTTATCTAAACCTGATGCTTTAGATTATCTAAACGAAAATAGTCAAAAAGCTGAGATTCGTCCTATTCCTTCACTCAAGAGAAGTTATAAATTTGATCCATATCTCATTGAATCTGTGGTGTGGGAAGAAACTCCTGATTACAGCTACGACTTTGCGGTGCAAGGAGAGGACGACAATGATTCATGGTATTGGCAAGGAGCGATTAAATCACACAACACAAAGTCTTTGCTAACTGGCGCTTCTCCTGGTTGGCATCCTCCCAAAGCACAACAATTTATCCGTCGGATTACTTTCCGTAAGAACGATCCAGTAGCATTGGCATGCATAGACTTTGGGTATAACGTAGTTCCATCACAATCAGATAAAGATGAAAATGGTAACTTATTAGACAATCCTTTTGATGAACGTTGCACAGAATGGTTAGTAGAAATACCAGTAGCAGTATCTTGGGCAAATCTACCAGGAGTTGATGTTGATATTTCTAAATTCTCGGTGTTGGCACAGTTTGATTTTTATATGCAAGTGCAGAAGTATTACACAACTCATAATACTTCAGCCACACTTGAACTACGCCAGAACGAAATTGGTGCTTTAAGTAGAGCTATATATGACTCAATCAAGAACAATGACGGGTATATTTCTGCTGCTATCCTTAGTCGCTTTGATGATTTCCAGTCTTATCCTAGATTGCCTTTTGAGCCTATTAGCAAGGACAAATACTTGCAGTTGGTAGAAGAAGTAAATCAAAGAAGAACTAATGATTCTTTCTTAGATGCTTTGCATAAGTATGATAATGGGTTTGATGAACAATCAGGCCCTGCCCCATGTGATTCAGACAAGTGTCTTTTACCAGAGTCAAAGTGAAAAATAACAGCAAACAATTAGGAGTTTTAGCAGTTCATGATGGAGATCATAAAACTGCTATCAAACACTATTCAGATGCCCTTGCTACTGAAAAAAGTGTTGATTTATTACGTGAAAGAGCTAAATCCTATGCTGCTTTAAAGAAGCTGGATAATGCTATCAAAGACTACACTACAGCTATCAACATTCAGCTAGATAATTCGGCTCTTTATTGTGAGAGAGCTGAACTTTATATCAAAAAAGCTGACTATAATGCTGGACTGGAAGACTGTAATGATGCCTTGGAAATTAATCCTAAATGCCCAATTGCTTTGCTACTAAAAGGACTAATACTAGTCAAATTAGGAAGTATTAATGATGGCATGAGTTGCATCAATAATTGTTTACAAATCAACAAGTGGTATGCCAGAGCATATTACGAAAGAGCAATATTGATGGAGGGGATTGACAAAGAAAAAGCCAAGTTGGATTATTACCAAGCTGCTCATATTGGCTATCCAAATGCACTGAAAAGGTACAGAATATTAGCAGGTACTAATTAAATTTTTACAGCAAAGACTTAGTTGGATCTTTGCTGTATTTTTTTGGCAATTGATATACAATAAGAAACGTATTGACAGGAGGTAACATGAAGCTTTTAATAATTGACACAGAGACAACAGGATTATCTGAGGAAGATGCTCCCATTGAAGTGGCAGGCATCTTCTATTTAGTAGGGCAAGGAATCATAAGTCAAGTTAGCACTATCGTATCTAGTGTTATACCTAACTTTGCTGTTCAAATCAACAAAATTCAACAGGAGTTGATTGATGTTGGTACAAATAATCAGATAATCACTGTCTTGAATGACATGGCAAATGAATGTGATTATGTATTAGCACACAATGCACAGTTTGATAAACAAGCTTGTGCTAAAATTCCTGGTTTAAATATTCACCAAAAGTGGGTGGATAGTCAGTACATAAACTTTCCAAATAGTCAGTACTGCAAGACTAACGGCTTGCACAATTTAGCTATAGCGCACAATGTGCCAGTTATAGATACGCACAGAGCGTTGGATGACTGTAGATTGCTGAGTAAATTGTTAGATACAGTTGCTAATTTAGAACAAGAAATCTTATTAGCAGCAGAACCTAGAGTTTTGGTTAAAAGTCTAGAACCATATCCAGCAACACTGACTAAACAAGCTGGTTTTAGGTGGAATGCTAATACTAAAACATGGGCAAAACACATCAAAGAAAAGGAGATTGCTGATTTACCTTTTCAAGTTAAAATAATAGGCACAGACATAAATGATTGAATACAATTCTCGTGTTTACCCAATCAAAAAGCATAAAGTAAGTGCTGCTGATAAAGGCAAGTTATCGGTGTCTTTACCCAAAGCTTTGATTGACAGAATTAGATATATCGCTCAGAAAGCAAATGTTGAGCCGTCTAATGTAATGTGGGTTGCTTTTGAAGAATGGCTAACCAACCATCCCGATGCACCAAATCTCAAAGATGAATAAATACATCGACATTCTTAAACAGTTTAGATTCCTCCTAGGAATCAATGAGGAATTAGAACAAGTGGAAACATTCTCTGAATTATTATCAGAAATGCTTGCTTGTGAAGCAGTGCTATTAGACAAAGATTGTATAACACTTGTGCTGGAAGGAAAGGAAAGTGACAACCCAGAAAGTGTTATTAAGCAATTGTTGGTTGAACATCTTATCTACTCAAAAGAAGCTGTAGAAAATCCAAGTATTATTGACGCAATTATGCAGCTTGTTTAATATTTTGTAAAGCACTACTATTAACGTAGTGTTTTATTTTTTATATATCCCTTGACGTAGTGTTGTCAATAAGTTATAGTAAATATTAAAAGTTCACTGATAAAGTATGTATTACTTCGCAAATGTAGAAAAAACCAAAGGTAAGAGTCATTTAGTTGACTCTAATTACAACATCAGCCAAGATGCTGCGTTAGCAGTGTTAAGTCTAGGATTAGTTGGAGCTATTCCTGACGCTGTTGTATTTAGAGAAGTACTTGATGCTGACACCATTAAGTATCATGTCGAAGCCCCTCAAGAAGAATGGGATAAATGGAGGAAAATATGAAGTACGTTGTTAATTATGATGATTTACACCTTAAAGATTGGCTAAATGCTAATCCTGATGTGTGGGAACAATTCATCAAGAAACACAAAAATGGAAAGTTTTTCATAGCGCTCAAAGACAGATTTGATGCGTGTGTTTTTTATGAAACTAAATCTCAGTGGGGAGATTTTATCTATGGAGTCCAGCTTCATCCTCCTTTAGAGAAAGAAGAATTTGGTTTTCTAGATATTGAACAAATAGAAAATCGTTTTCACTCTCATTGCTTAATGCTTATAGAGAAAGCAGCAAATCCTGCATCTAAAGAGCAGCAAAAGCAGGAATACATCACTTACATAGAACTCTATGGAGTTGAAAAACTCGCACAAGTGGTGGGAGAAAATAAAGTTAGGCAAGTTTTAGGAGATTATGCAATTTATTGCTGACGATAAAAAAATTCAGGATTGGCTAAATGCTAATCCTGACGTGTGGGAACAGTTCATTAAAGAATATCCAGAATATTCTCACACAACTTTTGATAAAGCTATTTTCTTTACAGAAGAAATGTCGGAAAATAGCGATTATTCAATGGCAACTTTTGTCGGATTTGAACCAAGAATCAAAACATCTGATGGGTGGTTCTTATCTGATTGTTTCTTAGATTTTTGCAAAAGGAGATGGGATGATTAAAGTAGATTGCTTTGGCACTGAATTAGTCGTTGATATTCTAATGGACAAGAATCAAATGGCAATATTAAATCTTTCTCCATTAGAAGATTATATCTGGGCAAAAATATTTTATGAACTTGGATGGAATGTGCCAGATCCATCCAACATAGCAAAGTCTTGTTTTGCCTATTCAATGGATAAGAAAGAAAGAAGCTTTGTACTCTTTTTGGAATACAAAGAGGATTGCCTTAGGCATGTTTACAGTCAACTACAAAGCAAAATGAAACTCCGCTTAGATTACAATCCAAACGAGTTTAGATGGGATTTACCATACGTTAGAGGAACGTATGACTACCATTACTTTAGATTACTGGAAACTCCAGCTAGTATGTACGTTGACGTAAATCACTACAGAGGCTGGGAGAATCAAGCGTGGTTTGAGCAGCTTTCTGAAATCAACGATAACAAGACGAAAGAGCAATCTTTCAAGGAAGAAAAGGAAAAACTAAAACAATTTTTCCTTGAACTCGCTTTAAACAAGCTAGATATTGACTTGTCTAAATACACTTACTTGGACAACGCAAACACTTTGGTATGGACATGTACGCAATAATTGAAAACAAACAACTCAAAGAAGCTAGTCCTGGCATCACCAGAGATTTAGCTATCATCGCTTTAAATTTGGCAAAAGCAGGTAAATTGCCAAACGCGTCTTTCAAGAAAGACAAAGATGCTTATTAATCAAAGCACCTAAAGAGTCTTGGAAAAAGCACAGCGTAGATTAGACAGATTTTCGGAAAACTTCAATGGCACCTGGATACCTTAATGCAGCAATACGTTGAAATCAAAACAAATGGAGAGTTAGTCAATGGCGCTCTCCAATTAAATCAGCTAGCAATTAAAACGTTGTTAGATTTGATTGGTGATGGCAGTAATCCTGATTTACAGACAGAATATGGTTTCTTTCGTGTACTGCCAACAGCTTTTATCAGACAAGATCTTCTCTACAAGCAAAAAGACAAAATCTGCATGCACGATGCGGAACTTAGCTATTTTGTTATAGCTAACGATAAAACATGGGATAATTTATTGTCAGAAACGGAACAATAAATACAACTAACACGACTTCAATGCACTTAGACTCACCAGCTAAGTGCTTTTTTATTTGGTATAAAAATTTTTTGAAAAAAAAACAAAACCAGTGTCCGTTCACTGCTGGTTCTGTTATGATAAATTTATTCTTTGTTAATGGATATATTATAAATGACTTTTGTGTTTCCGGGGAGAGTAATTGCATATTCTCCAGAAGTATCAAAAAAATTAGGATCTGTCACCGCTGCCATCCTAGTAGGACAGTTAGAATTTTGGTTTAGCAAGTATAAGACATTTTGGAAGTTCTTAGAACCAAACAATTCTGAGAACTATAGAGAAGGCGACTCTTGGACAGAAGAACTAGCAATGTCTAAAGCAGAGTTCAAGACTGCTTTTAGCAAAGTAGGGATAAAGTACGCCTCCCAAAAAGAGTATGAAGATGCAGAGAATAAGTTCATTAAAGACGGTAAAGAATATCTTTATTGTTCTTACACGAATAAGATGACGCATATCACCTGGTATGAGCGCAATGATGCCAAGGTGGAAAGATTTTGGATAGACACGTTCTTTGTGGATAGAAGCACTCTTAAAGAGCGCCCATTCTTGTTTAATGAACTACAAGACAAGAAAGAGACAAGAGCGCTCACACCCGTACTTGGTGTGAGGCGGGATTTGCCACAATCACAATCTCGCTTTCCCGAAAGCAAGAAAGTTGATCTCGATTCATATACAGAGATCAATGCAAAGAAAAAAAATAAATATAAGAAAGATGTTGTGGACAAGACTCAGAATAAGTCTGAGGAAAAGTCGGAAGTCCAAGAAGTAAAAAGTCTTTCTTTGGCAAAAACTCAAGAAGATAAGAATGTTGAAAGATTATCCGTTGATCAAGATAAACAAGTGCCGCCCGCGCCCGCGTCTTGTCAAGGCAAGGATAGTCTTGGATTAAGCAATGATTATTATACGCGTCCAACACATCATATAAAAAAGACATCTATGAGCATTGCAACAGATGCTTGGATGGCTGGAAGCAAGCAAAATGTTAAAGCTTCGTTTGCTGAATGGGTGTATAATGAGCGGCGAAAAAGCAACCCTAATACTAATTTGGCTGATATTGTTGCTGAGATTAAAAACAATGCCGACGGCGCTGCTATTTGGTGGAAACAGTATCTTAAATACCAAGAAGAACAAGCCAAGCTAGAACAACTACAACAAGAGAAGTTGAAAGAGAAGGCATTGGCTGAAGCCAAAGAAAAGCAAGCGCAATGGGAGATAGAACAAGAAGCTGAATCTCTTGGCATGACTACTCAAGAGTACGTTCTTTACAAAAATAAAAAAGCTGAAAAGGACTTAAAAGCTAAATTCAATGAGTGGGGTTTCTAATTCCATTGACAGTGTGTTTTTATTGTGTTAGATTGCTGGTGGTGTTTACCGTGGTGTTAGCATGGACGTTACAATAATAAATTCTCCGGAGTCGGAGAGAGAACTTCTAAGTTATGTGTTAGTGCATGGCAACTTGGATATAGTTGAAAAATACGAGATACAGGAAGAAGATTTTTATGTGTTGGATTACAAAAAGCTATTTAAAGTATTTAAGACTTTAAATAATCAAGGCAAGCGCATTGACTTAATGGAAGTCAGCAATTTCTTAACTACAAATTCTGTTAAGTTAGTGGCGGAGCCGAAAGCATTAATAGCATCTATTCTGGATAGTGCGTATTACAATCCAGAGTCAGCAGCGTCTATAGTTAAGGACAAATCGCTCAGGAGGCGGATTATGTCAGCTGCTGAATTCGCAAAGAAAGAGTCCAACAACTTGCTTGTTGAGCCACAGGACTTATTGGCATCTATGCAAGAGGAGTTGCTAAAAGTTGAAAGGCAAGTTCATGGGGACAGATATCAGCTGTACTCTGCTAATAAACTTGCTGTAAGCGTGTTTGATTACTTGACTTCAGAGCATCAAAAATTGCCTAATTTAGGCTGGTATTCACTTGATAATATACTAGAAGGCATTCGTCCGTGCGTGTACCTTGTAGCTGGCGGTACAGGCATGGGGAAAACGTCTTTTATGTTAGCTATGGCAATGCAATTGATGAAGCTGCATGGATTGCCTGCATTGTACTTTACTCCTGAAATGACACAGGAGCAGTTTGCAACGAGAATGTTGTCAAACATTACTGGGATAAATTCTAGTGATTTGTTGCAGATTGGGAGAAATGAGCAACATCATAAGTGGGATGCAATTGTTCAAGGCATTGCACAGTTAGGGGATTTACCATTGTATGTGAACGATAATAGCTCACCTAGCATGGCAATTATTGAGTCAGATATTAGGAAAGTGATAGCTCAGCGTGGTGAGAAGATGGCTGTATTTGTGGATTATTTACAGCAATTGCCACCCGTTTCTAAAGATGGTGATTCTGCATCTGAGCTAGGACGACGGATGCAACTACTTGATAATATTTCTAAGAAATATCAAGTACCGCTATTTGTTGGTTGTCAGATTAATCGTAGTAACGCTACTACACAGGACAAACGTCCTGATTTGTTTAGTATCCGTGGTAGTGGAGAGATCGCGGAAAAGGCAGCCGTTATCTTAGGATTGTTTCGTTCTGCTTATTATAGTAAAGATCCAGGAGATTATAGCTTTGAAGTTTCAGTGTTAAAACATCGATGGGGAAGGATGGGAGAGACTGCATATTTACGATGTGATTTAGGCACTTCATCTTTCTGGGATGCAACAGTGTAGCTTCTGTTGTTAAACCTGCATTACTGTCAATATAATTAAAAAATAATGACAAATGCAGGTATCTCATGACAGAAGAAGAAAGAGACTTAAGAAGGCGGGAAGCCCAAAAACGTTACTATGAGCGTTCCAAGCGTGGATATAAGCCATCTAGATGCAGTAAGTGTGGAGCTAGACTTAAAATTGATTCTAAGCACGCTCCTATTTGCTGGGGCTGTTGGTACAAAACTGACGAAGGCAAAGAGTATTTGCGAGACAAGCAACGTCTTTGCAGAAAGAGAAAAAAGTCAGATAATCTATTGACAATTACTAGAAAAAATACTATAGTAGATGAAACGATTAGTGTAGGTGTAGTATGGAATTAATAAAAGCATTGATAGCAGCGGAAGAAGAGTTTGAACCAATCATCAAAGACTGCCGTAACAAGGCACAGAATTTTACGTATGCTTCTATGGAAGCAATCAATCAGGCTATTAAACCTGCTTTACGCAAGAATGGCTTAAATGTCATGTTTATCAATAGTCAAGAAGCGGATGAAGAAAATCCCACCTTGACACTTGTGTTGACTCACAAGTCGGGGGAGAAGATGGAAAGTTCAATGAGACTTACGCCATCAATTATGAAGAATAAAGATGGCAGGGAAATCCAAACATATGCTCAAGCTTTGGCTGCTGCTAATACATCAGCTAAAAGACTGCTGTTGACAAGTATGTTGAATCTTTCTTTGGAGGAAGATGAGGACAGTGTATTTAATCCTGCTGAAATGCAGGCTCATAGAGTTCCGCATCGGGCTTTACCACAGCAGCAGCAAAAAACATTTGAGAAAATATCGTCAGAGCAGCTTTTGACATTGAATCAGTTGCTTTACAAAAAAGGAATGGTGAACGATAAATTCCAAGCAGACGATGCTCAGAGAGTAGCTGCGTCTTCTGTCATTAAAGAAGTCTGTGGAGGTATATTTGCAAGAGCTGATATTCCTCAGAAGCATTTTCAGGCATTGCTTACCAAACTAGATGCTATACCAGATGCATTAGAATCTTCTGAGGACACGAAAGAAGAAGACATAAGTAAGTGGATATAGAGTAATTTTTACCCGCTCTTGTTTAAGAGCGGGTATTTTTTTAGTTTCTTAATTGAATAGGCATTGTCAATCTGATATTCTTGTCTAAATCGTCTACATTGGTTAAAATTACTGGACTTAACGGCTGATTTAGCTTAATTAATACTTCCTCCCCATCTAATGATTTTAATCCATCCAGGAGGTATTTTAAATTGAATGCAGTTGTTACAGAGTCGCCAGATATTTGAACTGACTCAATAGCATCAACAGCAGAGCCAAGTTGTGGTTCTTCACTACTAATTTCTAATCTTTGATTACCAGCATCAAACACAACTTTAGCTATATTGTTGCGACTATCAGCCATAACACTAACTCTCTCCAATGCGCCGATAAAGTCTTTTTTGGGAGCGATAACAGAAGTTGCAAATTCTTTTGGGATTAGTCTTGAGTAGCTTGGGTATGTGCCTTCTAGAATTTTAGTTACTATTGTTATTTCTGCTGTTTGGAAGTAAGCAGTGTAATCTTTCATAGTAAAACTTAGCTCATCATAAGCCTTAACAATCCTGGAAATTTCTGTTAAGACTTTAGCTGGAATTGTTACTTCCATTGTTTCTAATTCTTTGTCATGAGCAAATTTATGTACAGATAATCTATGTCCGTCTGTACTAGCTAGTGTGATAAATAAATCAGAGACAGTAATATTTACTCCTTGTAGAATTTGCTTTGTCTCATCTGTTGATGCGGAGAACAATACGGCTTTTAAGCCCTGTAGAAAAGACTCTGCTGGTAATTTAAGTTTGTCATCTTCATCTTGAACCATTGGTATTTCTGGATATTCTGACGCACTTAGTGCGTTGATTTTCACCTTTCCAGTTTTGTGTTTGATAATTACTGTACTATCATCCAAAGTAACGGATAAATCGCATAATTGAATACGATTTACTGTATCTAACAACAAACTTGCTGGTAAGCAAATTGAACCATTTGTATCTGTGCTACAATTGATTCTAGCTGTTATCCCAAAACTTAAATCGAATCCAGTGATAGTAAGCAAGTCGTCTTTAGCTGTTAACAATACCGTGCCTAATATTGGATGGGTGGGACGACTTGGGACGGCTTTAGAAACCATTTGTAAAGCATTAGCCAGCATTTTTTGGTTAACGTGAAATTTCATTTTGTGTTAAAAAATAAAGGTGTCATTTAATTATATGATAAATGTCAAGTTAAATCCTAAAAATAAAACAAAAATTAAACAAAAAACTATTGATATCTTGACACAAGATGGGAGATCTAATTCACTGGATAATTTTTACCAAGTCCCTAGGAAGTATGGAGATTTTTTAGAAGAATGTTGTCGTATACGTTCTGGTAATAAATTTATTCCATTTATGCCATTTGATTATCAAAAAGTTGTTAGTGACTTGATTGATGACTACCGTGGCATAATGATTTTTAAGACAAGACAATTAGGATTAACAGAATGTATTTCTGCTAAGTTCTTGCACAAAGCATTATTAAATCCAGCGTATGCTTCTGCTGTTTTATCGTTGGGACAAAAAGAGTCGTCTAACATTGCTGTACGTATTCAATCAATGCCTGCTAACGTAAAAGATCTTAAATTTTTAACTAAATCTAAAACTGAAATTCACTTCCAGAATGCTGGTAAAATATGGTTTCGTCCAGCCACAGATAATGCTACGCGTTCTTTGGAATCTGTTAGTGATATTTTTTATGATGAAGCTGCTTTTCCTCCAAATTTTAGTGAGATTTATGCCTCATCAACACCATCTCAAGAAGCGGTAGGGGAGAATGCTAGAACTATAATGGCTACTACAATGTCACAACTAGGTAAGTTATCGACATTTTGGCAAATGTTCAATAGCGCTAATCCTGTGGATGCAGAATCTATAATTCAACGGATAAAGTTGGGGAAAGAAGAGCCATGTTATTGGTGGATAGATGACAATGGTTGGGCGAAAGTTATTATCCACTGGAAAGCACACCCTGTATATTCTTCTGTACCTGACTTCTTAGAGAAAACTAAGAAGAAACACAAGCTAACAGATGATGCTTTGAACAGAGAATATAATTTAGGCATTCCTGACTCAGGTGGTGCATTATTCAGTTATGAATATGTCTCTAAATGCGCAGTCGGTAGTTGGCAATTACCAAACAAAGATAGATATTATATGGCTGCTTTAGATCCAAATTTTGGTGGTACAGACTATTGGGAATATTTGATTATTGACATTACAGAAACTCCTTATCAAGTAGTTGCAGAATATAGAGAAAACTCTAGACAATCTTTGTATTGTATAGACAAAACGCTGGAGTTATCTGATGCCTATAATCCAGTTTTAACAGTGATAGAACATAATTCAGGTGGTGCTATTATTGCAGCTGAAATCTCCAAATTGAGGCGTAATTTATCAATTGAAACTGTAGCTACTACCAACGTATCTAAAGTGCAAAATACAGATAGATTAGCGTTAGCTTTAGAAAAACAAGAAGTTATATTCCCCTACAATTGGGATGGATTAACAGAATTTGGCGCGTTCTCTTTGCAAAGCAGAAAAGCTATGTACGGACATGACGACTGTGTTATGTGCCTTGCTATTGCTTTTGCTAAATTAGATGTTGCTTTAAGACGCAAAGGTACTGCCCTAGAAGGAGATCTAGGAACTATCGCGGGACGTAAAAGCAGATTTAGATAAGGAAAGCCCTGTTGAAGAGAAGGGCATAGAGAGGGATAAAATTATTGTACCAAAAATTTTCTATATTACAGTTTTGCGTATATGTAACATATAATTAAAATTATATTATTTAATAACATTTTTGTATGGTTAATTACGGAAAAATATTTAGCAAACTTTGGCAATTTTTTAGAGGCTCTAATAATCTAGAAGGCATTAGGCAATCTGTTATTTATCCGCACACTCAAACTAAAAATTATTTCGATTTACCAGAAACGCCTATACGTCCGGTACACGGTGATTTGAATATATCTTACGAACTTCTGGAGATGTATTATTGGAGTTATGAATACAGGCACTCCATTGATACTATCGCATCTGATTGCTTCCAGGAAGTTGAAGGACAAGTCAGCAGTTGGTATGTCAATCCTACTTTAAGTGATGGCACAGTTGTTAGTCCAGAAGTGCTGGAAATAGCCAAAGAGCTATCAGAGTACAGATATGGTAAAGAACTAGTATTAGGCGGTGATTTTTTAATTAGAGCAGCGATAGAAGCGTTAGCGTTTGGCGACAGTTTCGTTGAATTAGGCATTGGTAAAACAGGAATTGGTAATAATGATTGGGACATTGTTTCTAGTCAGTATTTACCTACTTTCTCTGTATTTGTGGAAAAGACTAGCAGTAATCAAACAGTAAGTTATATTCAACGTACAAGAGTCATGCCATCGGAGGATGATATTCAATTCAATCCTGTTAAAATACTGCATTTTAAATACAAATCTAGAGGATTGTATGGCAATTCTATTGGATTTCCTTCTATAGAAACATGGCGTAAATTCAAAGAGTGTTCTGTGGCATTAGAGACAGCAGCGCGAGATGTGGGGATTACTCCATGGTTGCATATTTTGCCAGAAGACAAGACGGAACAAGACAGAATAGATTACATGCAGCGTCATGAATCTATGTCAGCAAGTGGTATTATTACCAATTTGTATTTACTGTCTGGCTCTGATGTTAAAAAAGCTGCTGGAACAAGTGGTGATTCATTAGCTCCTTTAATTGATTATTGGCTAAAGCTAAGATATCAATGCATTCCTCCTAGAGTGCCTGCATGGATATTTCCAGGATTAGCAGAATCCACAGGTTCTAGAGATATTCATGGACAGCCAGCGTTAACTTATAGTCGTCTAATTGGTGAAGTCCGTTCCTTGATTGGAGAGCAAGTTAGATGGGCAATTTGTCTAAAAATGGTATTAAGATATGGATACGATTTTTACATTGCTAACAGGCATTTTGATGTCAAATGGCCTAAGTGGGTATTAACTCCTAACTCTGAATACACACAAGTCATGGGTGAGTTTGCTTCTCCTACTGATATTCCAACAACTACAGAATCTCCGGAGTCATATGGAAACTAATTTTATTCCAACTGAACAATCAAATTTAGAGCCGTTAGAAACATTACTAAGACGTGCTTTAATCTTCCCTGAAGATGTTGACAAATACATTGAAGATTGGGACGAAAATAATCCAGATTATGCCGGATTACTCAATGCTGAAATTTTACCAGAGGAGACATAATGGATTTTGCGTTTGATCCAAAAACTCAAAGATTTAGATATACTTCTGGTATTTTTGCTGGTAAATTTGTGTCTAGAGCAGATGTCCAAGAAATTATAGAAAATGGAATTAAACGATTAAAAACTGATATAAAAACTGTAACTGAATTATTATTAAATAATAAAATCAGTGTAAGTACTTGGGAATCTACTATGGCTGAGATTATCAAGAAAGGAGACACACAATCTTATCTAGCAGGCAAAGGAGGTAAGTACATTTTTAAATCTAGAGACAAAGGCATTGTAGGTAAAGCCTTAGCTGAGGAATATGCTTACTTACGTCGTTTCTCTCAAGAAATTAAAAATGGCAATTTATCACCTTCTCAGATAAAAGACAGAGCCAACAAGTATGGAGATTCTTTCTATAAATTCTATGAAAGAGGACGCGCTGAATCTCACAAAGAAGCTGGATTTAGATGGGAGAAATGGATAATTGGTGCTTACAACAATGTTTGTCCAGATTGCATAGCTTATTCATTATCTGGTTGGCAATTAATTGGACACTTCCCACCAATTGGTGTGGCAACAGCATGTAAAATGCGTTGTAGATGCCATAAAGACTATTCTAGTAATGTTAGTAAACCTGATTTAAATTTATTAAATTCAAGACAAGGATGGATTAATCATGCTGCAAATTATGGAACTTACAAAGTCTGCTAAACGTGTTTTATATATGGGAACTCCTATTCCAGAAGATTTAGATAAAATCAAATCATTGACAAAGCAAGAATGGGAAGCTGATGAATGGTTTATTGTTCCTTTAAGAGCATCTGATAATTTGGTAAGTCGCAATTACAAAGTATGGCATGACAATGTTTTAGAACAAATGCCACAGCAATTAATTGGTAAAAGTTTACTTAAAAATCATGATTGGGATAATGTAGAAAATTCTACTGGTTTTATTTTAGATGCTTTTTTAGCTAATGACTCTTTGCCAGAATATAGTCAAGATAAAATGTACAAAAACTTATCTTTTATTAAAGACAAAGGATATAAATGTGTTTACTGTATTGCTGCTATCCATGCTTCAAAAGCACAAGATATCATGGATATTAAGACAATGCGGATTAGTAAATGTTCTACTGGTGGTGTCTTATCTGAAGTAGATATTATTTGCCCAAACTGTTCTGCTGAATATGGTAGAGAAGTTAGCTTTTTTGAAGTAGACGAATATGGCAATTATATCTGTCCTCATCAAATACCAGGTGGATATGATTATGACGAGGACGACGAATTAGCTGATTACGCTATTTGGAATGGAGTGTTCGATGGAGTCGAATTGTCCTTGGTTGTTTGCGGCAATCTGTTCAAAGCTGAAATCATTAGATAGTTCCTCTAATTCTTCACTAGAAATTAATTGATAAGTCACAGGCATAATAATCTGTGGTAATATCAAATCTCCTACATCTTCCTGTGTTGGAACTGGGAAGATGTAAAAATCTTTGAACTCTTTAATCTCCGCCCATGTCGTAGTTTTAACAGCATTTATATCCGGCTCTCCTGTCTCCGCATTCACAGATATTATGCCTTCTGGCGTGACTAATTCTGGTGGAAACATAGATGCTAAAGTGACATTAATATAATTTAATGCCGTTTGTGCGTCTTCTTTGTTTGTGAATTTGTAATACATATTAAACAGAAGCTAATTGAATGTTGGAGGAAGTTAAGCCATTAGTTGTGTAATTGAACTCTTGGAAACTTCCATAGAATCCTAATCTTAATAATACTTCAGTTTCATTAACTGCGGTAGTTGTAACCATAATACTAATTATTGGTAATTCAGTAGTAGTATCTGTGGATATTCGTAAGTTTGTAGCAGTAATCGATATTCTTTTAACATATCCATAAAGAGTTCCTATGTATACAGTAGCATTTGTAACATTTATCGAATTAAGAGTAATTGTTTTTGCGTTACTGAACATAACACATATTATGCCATTTATTGTCTGAGTTGTTAAATTAGTTATTGTTTGATTGCTAGTTTGATTGGTAGCTAAAGTTACTGGAGTCCATGCGGATACATTGCTACTACTAACAGTTAAACCACTATTAGATCTATAACTTCTAGTTACTTCAGTTGTTAAAGTAGTTGGTGCTGCTCCTAATGGAATAGTTAAACTTTTCTTAGCCACAATCCAGTAATATGCTTTTTGCCCTGATACTGTTCCGTTTGAAAAGTTGTATTGTACTCCATTTAATAATTCATTGGTGTTTCTTAATGCTTGCTCCCATGTCTTCCACCTATTGTTGTAAGTATCTATTTCAGCTGCGTGCTGAGTTCTCATTTGCTGTAAATCAATGTTACCACTTAAATAACTGTCGATTATTGCATTCCAATTAGAAATCGTGTCTTGTGTGTTGGTTTCGTTAAGATCAGCCTCTGGGCGACGGTTTTCGTGAGTTAATATTGCTGGGACATCATTAAAAATGCTTGAAACATTTATTGATTTACTAAGATTGTTTGCAAATCCAGCTGCTATTGATATTAAAATATTGTCTAGTGATAACGGTGTTAATGGGCAATTCCGCCAAGCAAATTCCATACTACTCACATTCCGAGTATTAAGTGCAGGGAATGATGTTAATGAGGTGTTGTCCCAAGTCGCATACATAGTATATACATTTTGAGTATTAATCGATGGGAATGATATTAATGAGCCGCAATATTGCCAAGCAGTTTGCATTCTACCCACATTTTGAGTATTAAGCAATGGGAATGATGTTAATGAGGTGCAACCATACCAAGCAAGTAGCATATCAGTCACATTCTGAGTATTAAGCAATGGGAATGATGTTAATGAGCTGCAACCATACCAAGCCGCATACATACTAGTCACATTCTGAGTATTAAGCAATGGGAATGAGCTAACACGACAAGCAAAAAAACTGTTATTAGATTTAGTTACCCAAAAATTGTCAAGTGTAATCGCATTACTGTATTTAAGATTTTGGGATTTGCTTCCAAAATAATTTTCTATAACAGATCTATGATTTGGGTTAGATGTAATAACAATTCCTATAACTTTTAGAAAAGCATTTGAAGTGCCTGGTTGAAAATTTGCTTTAGTCCAAACATTTAAAATAGTATTAGCACCAACACTAATAGCAAAATCAAGCACACCATGATCTGCATCAGCAATATAAACAGTTCCATTAAAAGCATTTGTCCCAAAATTTATTAAGAAATTTCTAATAGGACTCATGTTTATAGTTCTTAATCCAGTGCCAGTAGCAGGATTATAAATTGGCTGTTCACTACCAACAGTTTGTGTAGCTGGTACATTATTAACACTCCTATCCCCCCAGCTGGTTATATTATTAGTGCCAGAAGCTAATGTAATTGTAGAAGTAGCTGTAGCATCATAAAATCTTAATACTTCAGGGAGTATTGATGATATATCAGCTGTTGCGTTTGTTTTAATTGCGATTTTGCCCATTGGTTTCTCCTTTTAATTAATATGCAGCTCCAACGCCTTCAAATAAGTAAGTAAAGGCAGCAATATTTCTGTATTCAACACCATTTGCATCACTATGAGTCACAATAACTGTTTGTTCCAAGGTATTAGTATATGTATTTGTTGTTATCGCTTCGGTAGTTGTTGAAGGAAACTCATAATTAAACACTGCTGTTTGGCTGCTGCCGGCACCAATATCATTATTAACGCTTCCTTTTAACACTGTAACAGATTGATTATTGGATGATTTATCTACAACAATCGAAGGTGTTGCATTACTAAGGGGAAGAGTTACAGCATTAACTCTTACAGTATCTCCTATAGATATATTATTAAAAACTGCGCTATTTGCGGATAAAGTAAAGTAACTTCCCCCTGCTCCAGCGGCATAAGTGTTGTCTGCTGCTATTGTTAATCCAGAAATAGACGATTGATTTTTAACTGCATTTAGATTAAATGTGATGGTTAAAGTGCCATTATTAACACTTGTCCAAACAGATAAAGGACTTCCTATTCTTCTTAATTCAGGAGAGCTGCTACTTCCAGTCCATCCAGATAGAGTTATATCACCACCTACAGTATTAACTATACTTGTGTATCTTGATTGTTTTTTAAAACAGATAAGAGCATTTGCTATAAAATAATTTGTCCAATTTGTTTGTGATGCTTCTGGTATTCCTTTTAATGTTATTCTGCATTGTGTGGTAGTAGGAAAAGTTAATTCACTGTTAACAAGTGCGCTACCAGCAAAATTTACAGCATTTCCAAGTCCTAAAGGAGTGCTTCCACCGTTGAAGCTAAAACCAAAATTAGCTTGATAAGGTAAAGTTACCAAACCACCTAATTTTGTATGATTCCAGTTAGAATATAACTTTATTGCAGACACTTGCGCTATTGCTAATTCACCATATTCTGATGTTAGATAATTTACTCCACTAGGATAACTATAATACAATCCATGAGTTATGTTTGTTCTACTTGGATTGAACAGTTCTCTAAATCCAGTAAAGACAATGCCAGTATTGTTTGTTCCAGTATATTTACTAAAATAAAGATATCTAAGTTTTCGCATTGCGCTAACTTTAAATGCATAAAGACTAAGCGACAAATCAGAATATAATTCCTCAAGATTTATGCATTTATGTAAATTATTTACTATTGAATTAACATCGAAAGAACCTTCTATAATCAAAGATTTTAGACTTTGTAAAGGTAGTGGTGCTATACCAATTCCTGGGCCGAATCTAGACTGAGTAGGACTATTTGAACTCCTTAATTGTAGTTCTTCCAACTTACTTAAATTTGTTCTTAATGTTGTATTATTTGCTCTAAATCTAGTCAAACTAGTTTCTGTACCTGTCATTTGACAGATAATTTTTAATCCTCTTATTTCAGTAAAATTATTAAATTTTAGTTTAACAACAATAGGAACTTGAGCGCCTATAACTTTGTCATTAGGTGTTGTTTTGTAACTATTATCAAGTTGATCAATAACTCTATTTGATTCATCCGGAAACTCTATTGTAAATGAGGCGTTTTGCTGTAATTTAACATCAAGTCTTGTCAATGTGCTTGCTATTGCTGGATTAATTTGTTCAGGAGTGTAATAATAATTTTGTGAACTATTTGTTAATCCATTGCATAAAATCCAAATTTCTTTATTATCCCAGTCTGGAACAGTCACATTAAATCCAGAGCCTCCTTCTAATCCAAGATTAATGATTGAATTGCCTTCGTATCCACAAGCAGCTACTACATATAAATGTGCATCTGTGTAAGATATTGTTTTCTTGGCTAATTGAGTAGTATCGGCATAATAGGTTACTTGATCTCCTTTCACTACGATAGATAAATTATTTATTCCAGGCTTAGGGAGAACTTGAGTTAATGTATTTTCGTGAACAATCCATAAGCTATCGTTATTTGTCATTGGACTATGGATAAAACCATAAGCAACAGATCTAGCAATTGTGTTGATATGTGTTGCGTATAAAGGTGGTATTCCAACTGTAAATCCACAAATAGCACTTAATGGATTGCTAGCTGTATTGTTTTGAAATCCAAACTCAAGTCTGCCATCATACGTGGCTTTGGCAAGACGTAAATTTAGCATTTTCCACTCAGCAGAGCTGACAAAAGGATTATTGTATCCGCTTCTACTGCTATTTCCGTAAAATAATGTCCATATGGTGCCATCGACTCCGCCAATAGCATTATTTTGATCAGGAATTTGTGTATGTTTATAAACAAATTGTCCGTTTGTATTTGTGTTTCTAGTTAAACTATTTGTAGCCATTGATTTTGTCCTGTATTTTTAGAATTGTTTTGCAGTTTAACAATATTGCTTTTAAGTAAAAAAATAGAAGTAACTAAAACATTATAAAACATTTGGTTAATATCCTCCCCCAACGCCTTCGAACATGTAAGCAAAGGCAGCAGCCATATTTATGTAACTGCCTCCTGAAGGATTCCAAGTTACAATAACTGTCTCATCTATATTATTGGTATATGTCAATGTATCTGTTATTGCTTCGGTGGTTGCTGAAGGAAATTCATAATTAAACACTGCTGTTTGGTTGTTGCCGGCACCAATATCATTATCAACGCTTCCTTTTAACACTGTAACAGTCTGATTATTGGAGGATTTATCTACAACAATCGAAGGTGTTGCATTGCTAAGGGGAAGAGTTACAGCATTAACTCTTACAGTATCTCCTATAGATATATTATTAAAAACTGCGCTATTTGCGGATAAACTAAAGTAACTAACTCCTGTTATGCCAGCATTATAAGCATTATCTGTTGTTATGTTTAAACCAGAAATAGATGATTGGTTTTTGATTGGCTTTAGATTGAATGTAATATCTAAATTGCTATTAGCAATGTTCCAAGCGTATGAAGTATTGCCTACCCTTCTTAGTTCATGATTAGTGCTAGTATCTTTCCATCCAGACAAAGTCACACCATTGACTATTTGATCATATCTAGGCTGCTTTTTAAAACAAATCAAGACATTTTCCGTAAAAAACCACACCCAACTTGCTACTGATGTTTGCTCTATTCCTTTTAATGTTATTTTGCATTGTGTGCCACTGTTAATAAAGCTTAATTCGCCATTAACTAATTGCCTTCCAGCATAATTTGGATTATTTCCAAGCCCCAAAGGATTGGCTCCACCATTAAAAATAAATCCAAAATTAAGCATTCCAATAAATGTTGTGTAGTTAGGAGTTGCAGTATTATTAAAGCCTAGTTTTGTGTGATTCCAGCCATATAATTTTATTGCAGAAACTTGTGCTGTTGCTAATTCAGCATATTCTGGGACTAAAATATTTTCACCACCACTAGGATAAGTATAATACAATCCATGAGTTATATTTATATTGCTTGTTCTATTTGGATTAAACAATTCTCTAAATCCAGAAAAAGTAATACCAGTTGTGCCTAATCCAGTGAATTTACTAAAATAAAGATATCTAAGTTTTCGCATTGCACTGATTTTAAATGCATAAAGACTAAGAGATAAATCAGAATATAATTCCTCAAGATTTACACATTTATGCAAATTATTTACTATCGAATTAACATCAAAAGAACCTTCTATAATCAAAGATTTTAGATTCTGTAAAGGCAATGGTGCTATACCAATTCCTGGTGCAAATCTAGACTGAGTAGGACTAGCTGAGCTTCTTAATTGTAATTCTTCTAAATTGTTTAAGTTTGCTCTTAATGTTGTATTATCTGTTCTAAATCTAGTCAAACTAGTTTCTGTGCCTGTCATTTGACAGATAATTTTTAATCCTTTTATATCAGAAAAATTATTAAATTTTAGTTTAACAACAACAGGGATTTGAGCATTTATTGTCTTGTTATTGGGTGTTGTTTTGTAATTATTATCGGATTGAGTAATAGCGGTAGTTGATTCATCCGGAAACTCCATTGTAAATGAGGCATTTTGTTGCAACTTAACATCAAGTCTTGTTAATGTGCTTGCTGCTATTGGGTTAGTTGTCTCATGAGGAGTATTGTAATAATTCTGAGAACTATTTGTTAATCCGTTACACAAAATCCAAATTTCTTCATTATCCCAATCCGGAAGACTTGCATCAAATCCGCTACCATTTTCTAAGCCAACATTTACGATTGAATTTCCTGCATATCCGCATGCGCCTACTACATATAAATGCGCATCTGTATAAGTTATTGTTCTTGTACTTAATTCAGTATCTCCTGTTTTGTAGGTTACTTGATTCCCTTCTATTGTGATAGACAAATTATCTATTCCGTAAGTGCCAGACAATTGGCTTATAGTGTTTTCATGTACAATCCATAACGAGCCGTCGTCTGCCATGGGATTGCGGATAAAGCCATAGGCAACAGATCTAGCAATTGTATTGATATGTGTTGCGTATAAGGGAGGTATTCCAGCTGTAAATCCACAAATAGCACTTAATGGATTGCTGCTGTTGTTGCTAAAGCCAAACTCTAGTTTGCCGTTATACGGAGATTTAGTAAGACGTAAATTTAGCATCCTCCACTCAGCGGAACTGACAAAAGGATTATTATATCCACTTCTACTGCTATTTCCGTAAAACAATGTCCATATACTGCCGTCTTGTCCATAAACAGAATTATTCTGATCAGGAATTTGTGTGTGTCTATAAACAAATTGTCCGTTAACGTTTCCGCTAGTTCTAGTTAAGCTATTTGTAGCCATTAATTTTGCCCTGTAATTACTGAAAGTGTTCCGCTGCCTGTGTTAACAATATGCAATGGATTTGTTGCGGTAGGAGTTGCTATATTAAAATTTGATGTTCCTACGTTTGCTTGCCAGCTAATTTGTTCAGTTGTTTTACTAAGCAATTCTCCCAAATGCTTTAAGAAAAATAATATTAAATCCTGTGACTCTATTTGATTAGTAAAACTATCATAACTTGTTGCAAAAAATTCTCTATATTCTTGGAATGCGTGAGTCAAATCTATTTGTTTAGCACCACCTCCTATAACTATATTTGATACTATATCTCCTACTGGCTGAAAACCGTCTTTGCTTACTAGAGCAGTTATACCAGCAGCTAATAGATTGCCTTTTAGGAATGAATTAGCTGATGTTAAATCAATAAAAGTTCCACCTGAATTTAATTCTAGGACAACTTGAGTAGAATTATATAATAACGAATTTAAGTTTGGATCTACAACTATACCTATACTAGGAGCATTAGTTAATATTGTGTTTACAGTACTTGCGTAATTGCGTTTACTTATTACATTTGAGTTAGTTGTGCTTGCTACATACACAATATCTACACTGTCTACAGCGACAATAATGTCTGGATTTGACAGACTATGGCTAAAACTAAACTCACTACTATTTGTGTATTGGCTACCACTAAATCTTGTTAGACAAGAAACACTCCCAGATGACAAGGAAATAAATAGTTTAAGTTGGCTGTATGCTATTCCTAGAACAGAAGAAGCATTGTTAAAAGACGACTCTAAATCAGGAGCTGTTGTAGTCGTAGCAGAATAGATATTAACATTATTTTGCAGTGCAACAAAAAATCTATTATCAGCAGCTAATACTTGGGCAGTCAGAGGAACAGTCAATCCAGTAACACTATAAATTAGTGATGGAGATAAAAATCCTCTTGGGTTAATTGTGTCATCCGTGATGTTCCATACGGTAAAACCTGAGGAATTAGTAATTATTAACCTATCTTGCAGAACACTGTTGACAGTGACAGAAGAAAAAGCCAAATCTATTGCATTAGAACTGTTGGTGAGAAAGCTATCAATAATATCTCCAGTGCTTCCATTGATTGCTAAAATAGCATTACTTATGGTAGTTGCTACGTACAAAATATCGTATTTTTGTACATATAATATATTCCTAGCGTTGCAATCTACTGTTTTAATTAAAGTTTGTAATGTAGTTGAGATAAATGATATTTTGCCTGATAGTGAATCAACAACATAAAGTAAATTCTGACTATCATATTGTTCTTGTACAGTAGGTTCTAATTTTATAGTAGATGAATTAGATTCATTAAGTCTATATCTTCTAATTGTTAATTCTGTAGGAACATTAGCTGTAGCTGTTAGATATTTTGGAAAATGTCTAGTGTAGTTTCTTTTTTCATTTAAAGAATCTTTAGTTAATAATCCAAATATAAAAGACTCCTTGAAAGGAATTAATTCTTTAAATTGTCCAGCAGCAGAAAACATTTTTATTACTGCTGTACTTGCCCCTACTCTAGTGACTGACGTTCCGTATTTACTTAACTTACTAACACTTGAAAAACTAACACCTGAAAATGATGGGGTTGTAGAGTGAAAAAAAGTTAAAGGAAGTGCTGACGCGTTCCTTTCTGGAAATTGATTCAATGTGTCTGAAATGCCTATTTTATGGAACATTGTCCATGTATGTCTTCCCGCTCGTTTATCAGGAATATAAGCATAAAACTTAACAGCACTGCCATCATAACTTCCTATTTCAATGGCAAACATTGTTACATAGGAAAAATCTATTACATGTCCAGATACTCCGCTACCATCTAATTTATCAACAAATTCATTTCTATAAAAAACTTGATCTATAGTCTTATTGGGAGTTGTAATTCTAGAATCTGTATATCTTCTAACAACTTTAAAATTGTCTCCAGCGCCAGATCCGCTAATCTCGATAAACCAACCAGTTTCAGATGAATAAATTCCACATCTTGATAAACAGCTTTCGTTTTTATGCTCTCTTTTAAGTCCAAAAGAAACAAAAACATTGGCTGCTACATCACAGTCAAATACTTGCTTGGTGGCACAAGTAACATACCTTCTGGCGGTGCTGCCAATGTCATACTTAGAATCTATAATTAAATCAATTGCAGAATTATCGTAATCTTCATAAGAAATAATCCCTTCATATTCGTCTTGTATTGACTGACTTCCTATACTCCAAACGCCTTTGTAATAAGGAAATAAATCATTACTGATAGCATTACCAGAAGTGGATGGCAATTCATTTTTCTTAATATCATTTCCGTCTACACTTCCATATTGTATTACCCAATCGTTAGGATCTATTCCATAAGAATGCGTGTCAGCAAATACTATTTGACGTTTATCTTCAATTGGATAACCAAAAATCGTTTCTTCAATTGGCTCTGGAAGTGGGATCGCTCTGTTAATTGTTACAAATGTGCCTTCTGTACTCAATACAGCAGGATAATGTTTTGGAGTGCTTGAAGGCTTAAGTCCTAAATCTTCACGAGACTCTCCTAGATCTTCGGGTAAATGTACAAGTTTTGGCCTTTTAAGTCCTGGATCTTCAAGAGACTCTCCTAAATCTTCGGGTAAATATACAAATTCTGGCATTATTGTACTCCATAAACAAGACTACAAGAGACTATTGCATCTGCATCTGCTGATGATACCAAACTTCTTGCTATAACCATTAACGTGTCTCCAGCATTGTTAGGTGTAACATTCTCAGCGCGTCCTAATAACTCTCTTTGAGGATCGAAAATTTCTCTTAAATCAAATTCAACACCTTGGTTATTGCCGCAGTAAAAAGCTCCTATTAATTTTTCTTGTCCAGTTATGCTGGTTGGATATCCGTTAGATACATTAATTGTTGTAGTAGTAAACTGTCCTTGACTAGCGCTTGCTACGGCAACTGGATCTAAATCACTATTTAATGTTTGGGCATACCATGTTGGGGTAGTATTAAAGTAACTACTTGCAGCTAGCGCGTGAGAGCCTTTAACTAAATAAAATTCTGTGTTTTGTGTTGAACTGACATACAATTTAATAGGATACGCTCTTGATTTTTGTGGACGTTGTGCATCAGCCCCAGCAATAGTACTGTTATACACAAATGGCTTTAGAGCTATTGCCAACATTGGGGTGTACTTGTCATTTACCACTGTAATACCAGTTGCAGATGCTGATTCAATAGTTGCAGGACGTGGATCTCCTCCATCAATCCAAACAGATACTCCAAATCTGTCTAAAAATACGCTGTCGTTAATAGTAGCAGTTGTTGCATTTGCTTTTTTACCAATTCTGTATGTAATTGGCATATCTGGATTAGACATACTCGGAGTGGGTAAAGTGTCTCCAATCCTAATTTCATGTCCTGTTACCCACCTTGTAGCACCATTGTACGGAGGATTTTGATCTGGAATATACATCAATCCTCTACCACCAGCTCCACCATACCAGCTTCTTTGTATAAGAAACATACAAAGATTTGAACGCTCATTAGCAAATATTGTTGTACTTGCGGTAATATTGCTTGTTAAATCTCGCGATAGAGTAAATTGTGTTCCACTAGGATTAATAGCGGTAATATATGTATTGGGTTGAATACCACTTCCGCGAATAGTCATTCCTACTTTTAAAGGAATCTCATTAAGTACTGTTATAGTGTTTAGATTAACGTTACCACTAGCATTATTAAATTCATAGCTATCTGAAATAAAAGATACTTGTCTTGCAGATTTTCCTCTTGTGCCATCAGCTGCTGGTGTTCCATCAGCGTCTTTACCAGTATATCTATCTCTGTTAAAACTAACAGATCTACTTGTATCTAAAGTCGTAAAAGCTATTTCTTCCCATGTATTTGTATTTATATAAGATGTGTCTGCACCATCAGTGTCAACTAAATAAGCAGGACGGTACATTGTTGTTTGATTAACAAGTCTTCCTAAGTTAGCAGTATTTTCATACACGTCTCCTTGTACTACGCCTGTAGGAGTATTTTCCGGCATTGCTGAAGTACGCCTAAAGAATAGTAAATAATTATGCCAAGGGGTGTAACTTCCAGCAGAAGTTCCTTTTCTAGTTAATACTCTCCATCCGTATCCATCGCTTTTAGTGAATTCTCCCCATTCAATTACACAATTCTCTATTACAGGCCCAATGCTACACTGGACAGCTTGCGATATGGAGATTTGTTTGCCAGGCTGGTATTTGTAAGCAAATTTGCTTTGATGAGTGGAAATTGAAGTATCTCCACCTCCCCCAACTTTTATATTTACACAACTTCTGGATGGCAAATACGTTACACTACCTCCTGGATTGTTCCCCCACACAGAAGAATCAATGCCATAGTTAGGTAGTTCTTGTAATAAAAATTGTCTTTGTTCTGTAATAGGAAAACCAAACATTGATGCTTTTACATCACTAGGTATTGCAGCAGCATCCAATACATTTAACGCTGGTTGATCTGATGCTAATACAACAGATATTGACTCTGATGCTTGTTTTCTTCCTGGTGTGATAGGAATACTTCTAGAAACTATAACTCTATCATCGCTCATTGTAAATCACTCCAACTATCTGTAAATGTACAATTCCCTTCCATAACTCTAACAGTGTCTCCGTTATTCAATCTAACTAATATTTCATATCCATATTCTCCATCCATATCGTAAAATTCAGCGCTGTTTACGTATAATTCTAAACTAATTGTGTTGAATGGTATTACTCCAACCATGAATTTGGAATAAGGAGGGATGATAACATTACCTTCGGGTGCCAAAAGTTTTACTGTTGGTGTGGTTAATGCAGTAGGAGGGATTCCTACAAAATTTTCCTTGAAAGCTACTGCTCCTACATATTTCCATTCTTTATCAACATTAGAATAAGATTGAACATACAATCTTGTATTTGCAGTCATTGCGGGTAAACCTAAATACCAGCCTTGGATGCTTACATCTACTCCTGTTGTATTAGTTGAGTCAATCGCTATATCCGCACTTCCGTTATTTAAGTAACCAACAGTATTTGTAACATAACAGTTGTAGCCATTAAGAGTGCCAGCGACAACTGTTTCTCTAATTTCAATACTTGTTTGTCCAGCATTTACAGTGTTTGCTACTGTAACTCCTGTTACTAATGTACCACTTGTAAAAGCAAGTATACTGCCAGCGGGGATTTGTTGAGTTACGCCTGTTACAGTTAACGCATTTTGTGTGTTGCTAGTTATATTTACGGTAAAATTGCTTGCTATGTTAGCATGAAACGCAGCCACTGATGCAGAACGATTGAATATTCTAGCTTCACTAACTGTTTTAGTTGCATTAGAACTTAAAACAAGAGTAGAGTCAGTGACAGCATCTACTTTAGCAATTGCAACAGCGCCTTCAACAATTACTTTATCCCCAACTCTAACAGGCAGTAAAGACAATATTTTACTTTTGTCAGCTGTAGCAGGATATGCTTTAATTTGTACATTTGGGGTGTTAATTGTAGTAGATGCAGTAAATCGTTTAACTAAACTAAATCCCGGAGATTTACGTCGAACTTCTCCAAATACCAAAGCATTTGCAAAGTTCATGCCATAACTACCTGTTACAGTTAAATTAAATCTAGCTGTCTCACCTTTTTTAAGTAATAAATCTAATTTTTGTGTATTAAACTGAGGTTTAAATGGTTCAGTCATAATCTAATTCCAATAAATAAGACGGACTAATTTCCAATACTTTAGCTATCTTTTTAATTAAGCAAGCACGTTTAATTCCATTACTTTCCGCCCTAACGAGAGTCATGCGGCTAACTCCAATACAATTTGCTAGTTGTTGGCAACTAAAACCTTTCTCAATTCTACATTTTTTTAAATAGCTTCCCTGCCTTTTGGACATAATTTAATACCATAAAAGATACAGCTACAATAATTATTGCCATTATAATTAGCGAGAATAGTTTAAGCTAAAAACAAGTGTTTTAGCTTAATTGTATGTCACGGAAATTTATAAAAGAATTATCAGAACAGCAAGTCATAGATTCAATTAATCAAGCAAAAAGAGAAAAAATGTCAGACAAACCAAAAGGATTTGCTATTGCCAACTCCGTCAAGATTCAAGACAGCGTATCAGTAGAATCTACTACAGATGTTTCAGCTCCTGCACCTACTCCTGCTCCTGAGCATGATGCGCCGAAGCCTTTATCTTTGGACGATGTTGAACGTGTTTTATCTGTTCATTTAGATAAAATGCAATCTTCTTTAGAAGCGGAAAAACAAGCTAAAGCAGAATTGGAAGCTGCTTTACAAAAAGAACGTGCTGAAAAGGACGCTCTTAAATCTCAATTAGATACAGCGAGATTAGCTGAAAAAGTATTAAATGATATTGGTAGAATGCAAGGAAAAACTGAAAGCGTTTTTGTTCCTAATGTTAATAGAGTAATAACATCTAAAGCAGATGCGCCACAAGGTGCTTTAAAAGATTGGTTTAACATTTTTGATGACTGCTCCAAAGTCATCAAAGTACGCGCCAATGGCTCTCAGTATGTTACTCAAGACAACAGGCAGTTGAATCAATTTGTTAAAGAAAACAAAGCAGCTGTTATTAAAGACTTAGAGTCTTGGGCAAAAGCCAATGGTATGTTGCGTGGTTCTTCTACCATTTCCAAAGATGCTGCAACAGTTGGTGGAGACATCCAAGGCGGCTTTTTGTCTGTTTTGTCATCAATTATGCGTACTAACAATCGTCAAGGATTTATCTTTTGGCAATTTGCTAATACTGTAATTGATTTTGGCAAAGGATTGGGGGACAACATTAAGATTCCTAGAGCGGCTTATTTACCCGCTCCTAACGCTCCTGAAGACAGATTATTGTCAAGTGCTGGTGCGTATACTCGTATTGACTCTGGTAATCAAAATTTGTCCACTGGAGTTGTAACAGCTCAGTTAAGTGAATGGGGTTTAGGACGTAATTCCCAATATCCTCCTGTTACTTTAGTTAGCTTTGTGACTGCCTATTCAATGATTGAACTATTGTCAATTTTGAATAGAAACTTAATGCGAGATTACTACGCATGGGAAGATTTGCAGATTAGAAGCTTGTGGACTGGCACAACTCGTGTTGTTTATAATGACAAGAACGCTGTTACTACTTCTATTGGTGATGTTGCTACTGCTGGAGATGATGGAACTTTATCTCGCAAATTCTTAGCGTCTCTGTATGGTTACATGAAAGAACTACAGATTCCTCCATTTGCTGGTAACAAGTATGGCTTGGTAGTTAACAGCACAGCTTTAACTCAATTGAAGATTAGCTATGACACTTTGTGGCATGCTGCTACTCCTAGTGAATTGCAAGCTTTGACAGAGTTCTTGAATCCTGTTCTAATCTCTCCTGGCGAGACAGATAAACTAACTGGATATTGTGGAGATTTTGAGAACTTCATGATTTTCGAGACTAATGCTTATGGTGTTGGTGGTAGCGGCGCTCCTGGTGTTCAAACAGAAAGCAGCAAAGTCACTCACACTAGCTTTGCTTTTGGTGCTGACACAATCGGACGTGGCATCGGCACTGAAATGGAAGTTCGCTTTGATGATGACACTGATTTTGGACGTGCTACTAGAACTATCTGGCGCTCTGAAGAAGGATTTGTCCAGATGGATGTTGATGGTGCAGGAGACAGTAGTGCTGTTCCACAACAACTTAGAGTTATCAAAGTTAACACACTCAAAACTGCAATTTAATATTGATATTTCCTATGACAGAACAAGATGAGAAGGAAATAATTCAAGAAGCCAAAGAGGTAAAGGAGCCAAGGAAAAAAACATCTACGGCTCCTACCCCAGCTTTTCAGCATCCTGGCTTTGACTCACAATTCAAATGTTTGTTGTGTGGGCAATTTAGAACTAACTTGGTTGGTACAATATTTTGCCCAGAGTATTTAAAAGAATGTCCTAGATTTGTGGAGGATAGACGCAATGCCTAAGTTAAATACAATACCAACTAGAGTCCAAGATGACTCCATTGGTGGAATCGTTAAAGTTATTTATGATTTTGCTGATGTAGGTGGAAAAGTTGGCAATATTCCTTTGGAATTAGAGTTACCAGTTGGAACTATAATTTATGGTGGCTTTATAGATGTTGTGACTGCTATAGCAGGCGGCGCTAATGCTACGTTTGGATTAAGTTTTATCGATAACGCAAAATATGCAGTGGGTTCATCAGCAACGCCACAAGTTCTTTATGGTGCTACAAACGCAACAATTGCAACAGGAGTTACAAGATTGTTTAGTACTGGAACTAGTGCTGTAACTTCTGTTCCTTCAGGAACAACCAGCATTACTTTAACTACTAACACATTCCAATCTCCAGCTCTTAAATTAACAACTGGAGGAACTGGTGGAACAAAATGCGTACTTAATGCAGTAGTAGCTACTGCTGATTTAACTGCTGGCAAAGCTAATATTTATCTGCAATACTTCGGGGTTGCTTAATATGCCGTGGCTCTCTAATCAAGACTGTATTAGTTATGCTCCCAGCATTACTTTGACTGGAGAGCCATTGACTACTGCAATAACTTTAGCTCAAAGTTTAGTGGAAGGAGTTAATGGCTCTAATCGTCCATTAGCTCTAACAGAATTTACTAAAATTTTGTCTATACCAAATACTGGAAGAGTGATTGTGCCAATACGTCCACTACTTCCTTCTCCTGCTCCTGTAATAGAATTAAGAGGGAGTGATACTCCGCCTCGCTTTGGTGTTTATTCTTTACAAGAATGGGAATTACTTACTTTAGATAAAGATTATATTATTGATTACGATAACAATGAAGTTGGCTTATTGTCTCTTAGTCGAGTGTTAAGACATGAGTATTTTTATCATACTGGATTTAGAAGATATAGTCGCAGTCCAACAGTTCCTAGATTAAAAAAACAACTTAAAATTACTTATTATTCTGGTTTTAATTTTACAACTAACACAGAGGAAGTTGTAATACTAAAACGTGCTTTAGCTAGTATTGTGGCTATGAGAATTTCTCCTCAATCACAGGGAGTAAAATCTGTAGATGTTTCTGACGAGAAGTACAAAGTAGAGTATGCATCACAGTCAGATTATCTTGGAATAAGTGGCAACAAAACTAGTGGTAGCCCAATAAATGAGTTATTATCAATATTTAGAAAATATCGCCCAAGTGAGTACACGTCATGAATATTGAGCAACTTGTCAGTGGCGCGTTAGAACATTTGCCCGATAATTATTTTAGTACAGTTAATTTAGAGTTAAAATTCAACGTTGGCAGTGGTAGTTTTACAGTAGATCCAGAGACTGGGAATTATGTTCAATCATCTACTCCTACTACACTATTAGTTTCTGCAACTGAATACAAAGATCCAAAAGTGCTGCAAATGCCTGGCAGCTACAGTACTAGCTTAATCCAAGTCGAAGGACGGCTGAGTAATCCAAAATTGATGCCAACTACAATCACTGTTCAATCTGTTGGTACAGCTAAACTAACCAACAACGATGGTTCTATATTTCAAGGAACTTGGAAGTTCATAGCTATTACACAGAATAGAATAAATGCTTACACAACTAAAAGAGGTACGTTAATACGAGGTACTATAACGCTGCCAACAGCAGTCTAAATAATTTTTCAGAAAACTATTGACAGCAATAAAATAGGATGCTATATTAATTTTATTCGATAAGCAATAGGCAAATTCTATGGTATTTGATTATGATTATCCCGAACGGGATAAAAAAGACAAACAGTAAGCTCTAACTTACTAACTTGCAATAGCTACACCACAACACAAATGGGGCCTCCGCAAGGAGGTTTTTTTATTATGTCAAACGTAGATCACCCACAGCATTACACAACAAGTTCAGTTGAATGCATTGATGCAATTGCAGCAGCTTTATCTCCGGAAGAGCTAAGAGGATTCATCAAAGGCAATGTCATCAAATACTTATGGAGAAGCGAACACAAGAATGGTAATGAAGATTTACAGAAAGCTTTATGGTACTTAAATTGGTATGTCAATAAAATCAAAAATCCATCATAGAGTTTTTGTGTAATTTTCCATTTACCACCTTATATTGCTTTAGCCAGTTATAGGCAGTAGATTGGCAAACACCTAAATAGAGTTTACACCATGCGAATGATTTGCCATTAGAAAGTGCGTTTAAGACTGTTATTTTGACATTGTCATCGTAAGAAGGCCTGCCAATTTGTAATGGATTTTCAACAAACTGACTTTGGCAACTTTTGCATAAATATTGCTGCCTATTTCCTCTTTTCCCGTTCTTGACAACATTTTTGCTTAAACAGCTAGGACAAACAACAATATCGTTGACTACATTTTTAAGTAGTTCTATACCTTCAGATTCTAGTTGTTTAATTTGGTATACTGACAAATTTAATAATGACTTAATATCTTGTATTTTATAATCTTCAATATAAATTAATCTAAGTATTTGTGCGTGCTTGCTTGGAATTTTAGCTAGTATTATCTCTAATTCATCGATAGTAGAGTTATCAAAGTAACTGATTTCAGGAAGTTCTATGTGAATTTTATCATGAGCTATCGCAGCTTCTTTGGCGGTTAATTCTGAAATAGTCAAGTCCCTAGCTGATTGTTCATAAGTAATACCTTTCTTTTTAGCATTACGCATTATTTTCTGATAAATGTCTTGGATGTTCCTAGGGATTTTAACTAATCTGTCTTTGTCCCGCAGGAACATTAACATATATCCATTTATGAAAGGAACAGCAAAGCTGGACAGCTTTTTAGATTTCTCAGGATTATATCTTTCAATAGCTTGGATTAATCCTAGACACCCAATTTGTACTAAATCCTCTAATGGAACAGAGCAAGACTTCTGGACTTTTTGAGCAACAGAGTAGACAAGTCCTAAATTTTTTTCTACAATCTTATTTCTTATTTTTATGTCTTTACTCTCGTAGTATTTGATTAGCAGCTGTTGGTTAACATCAAAATTCATCACATTAACACAAATGTTACATATTTATGTTACTTTAAAAATGGCAACTTTATAGGTAAACTATTCAGGAAACTATGAAAGCTATTTGGAATAAAAATATTAATATTTCTCCTAAAACTGCTACTTATACTTGGAGTGCAAATTACGCTCCTATTGTTCATGAAGGCGGTACAAGAAAGGATGGGAGTGATTTTCCTGCTCGTCCCTGGGTTTGGAAAACCGTAGGATTAAATGGACAGGAAAGACGTTATGATATTGTACAAGATTTCAATGATAAAATACGTACAGCGAATAGTTTCGATCAATTGTTTGAGGACATTGCAAATAAACTTGATAGTGAATTTAGGAAGACTATAGAAGCTGAAATATTTACATGGGATGCAGCGACAAAAAGGAAAAATGGCATCACAGTTACGTCTCCAAGAGATATTGTTGATTTAGGATTTTTAAGAAACTCTCAATCTAAGTCTATACAGCCATGAATGTAGCTGAATTAAACACACAACTAAGAACGCTATTAAGCACAGAGTTAGGAGTATACAGCAATGGTACTCCTAGTATTTGGGTGTATGGTTCAACAAGCAGTCCACCATCTGTAAGTAATGGACTGGAGTGTTTAATACGTCAGAATCCGATTGGATATGCCGGCGGATCTAGTGCTGGGCAAAGATATAAACCGCAGCAGTGGGAGATAATTCTTAAGAACTGGAAGCGAGATTCTAATTTAATAAAAGCAATATCTAAAATAGAGCAACGTTATTGTGTTATGTCTTTGACACACATACCATTTAGCAATGAATTTATAGAACAGGCAACTATTTTTATTAAAGATCCAATTTTCATTAACACTTAGTCTTGGCAACTATTAAGAAAGAAATATAGGGGATTTATATGCCTTTAGCAACTAGTTCTTTAATATTACAGAATACAAGCTTAGATTTGATTTTATTACCACTTGATGCAAATTATGGTGTACCTAGTCGTACAGTTTCTTTTGCTACTTTAGCGTTGCAAGCAAACGAAAATATTGGAGATACCTCTATTAGTGTTTTATCAAGCACTACAGATACTCCTGTTTTTTTGCGCCAAGGAACTTCTTTATCATTTAGTGGTAGTACTGCCGCTCCATTTAGGAGGCAAGTAATTGTCAATGAAGACAAAGTTGTTGGGACATCAGCTACTACTTTAAGTGTGACTCCTTTGTTGCGTCCTCTCGTTTCTGGAAGCGATCCAATAGGAATAGCAATTGTTCCTTTTGTGTCTAATCACGCTAATTTAGTGATTGAGTGTAATACGAGTAATGGTTCGCCAACTATTACTACTACTAACTCTTTTGCCGACGTTGAAGTTGGTGATTTTGTTACTGGCGCTGGAGGCACTGGAATACCAGCCAATGCGTATGTTGTGTCAAAAGCAAGTAATACGTCTTTAACTATTAGCGCAAATGTTACTGCTGATGGCACCGGCGTAAATTTAACTTTTATTTCTCGTATTACTCCAACACCATTAACTGGTATCCAAACGCTTGATTTAAATAATCAAGAAACTCAAGTTGATACTACTCACTTTGCCTCTGGCGCTGGAACTGAAGCTGCAATTGTTAGATTTAATAGAAGTTACTCAGCATCTGGCATTGCGTTAATTGGTGATGAAGCGCTAGAAAGAATTGTAAAAAGAGTAGCTGGTTTTGATAATGCTTTCTTAGGCAGAGAAGTATATGCTGTTTCAACCACTTCGGATGGTGAATCTATCCATGGTGTTGCAAAAATTATGGCATTAAACTTGCCTGCCAACCAAAACGAAGTTAAGAAATACTCTTTTACTCTTATGTATCAAGGCAATGCTGCTTGGGTACAACCTTACTCTTATTAGGAGAATGAATCATGCCTTTAGCTACCGCGTCTCAGATTTTACAGTCTTTTTCTCTCGAGATGATGCTTTTGCCATTAGATACTTTTGGTGCTGCCAATAGATCTTCTACTGGGTATCCTTCTGCAACTATTACCACAACTGGTGCTGCTGTAGGCGCTACTTCTTTAAGCATAAGTGCTAGTTCTAGTATTGGCTCTTCAACAAGCTTTGCTATTAATGCTGGAACAGCTTTATCTTTTGCCCCTGCTAGTAATATAAAGTCTAGACAACAAGTTGTAGTAACTCAAGATGTTCAAAGTCTTACAACTTCATCTACGTCAGTTTCTATTTCTCCATTACTTCGCCCAATAGCAGCCTCATCAACTGCTACTTTAATTTATCAAACAGACGCTAATATTAGTGCTGGCGCTACAAAGCTATTGCCATTAAGTGGTATTCAAACAATGGACTTGAACAATCAAGAAACTCAAGTTGATACTACTCACTTTGGCTCTGGCGCTGGCACTGAAGCTGCAATTGTTAGATTCAATAGAAGTTATTCTGTATCTGGAATTGCATTAATTGGTGATGAATGTTTAGAAACTGTTGTTAAAAGAGCAGCTGGTTTTGATAACGCTAGACTTGGCAGAGAAGTGTATGCAATTACAACAATGCCTGATGGAGAAAGAATTGCTGGTGTTGCAAAAATCATGGCATTGAACTTGCCTGCCAACCAAAACGAAGTTAAGAAATACTCTTTCACATTGATGTATCAAGGTTCTATTTACGAATGGACTGCTCCTTACTCTAATTTTTAGTATGGCTTACTAAAAGCTAGGGGGATAAATGGCTTCTACTTCGCAACCACTAAGAAGTTGCTGCTTAGAAATATTGCTGCTTGACGTTAATTCTGATGGCAGCACTATTACTGATTTGTTTAAGACAGAAATAGAAGTAGTAGAGACGGCAAACATCTCTGCTACTTCTGTTAAACTGCGCAGTTATACTGATGTATTCTTACCTGCTGGCACTTCTCTATCTTTTGTTAATCCAGACGCTGACGGCATAAATACATACAGAAAGCAAATTATATTAACAGAAGACACAACGATAGAAGAATTTACTACAACTGTTAAAATCTATCCTTTACCTTATTCTTTGCGGCAGGGTGACATAGCAGAAGCCATAGAAGGAATTTTGCCATTATTTGGATTGCAAACAATTGATTTATCTTCCCAAGAAACTCAAGTAGAAACAACAAATTTTCGCTCTGGAAAAGGCGTAAATAATGCTTTTGTAAGATTAGCTAAAACATGTAATGTCACTGGCATAGCATTGGCAGGAGATAGAGCATTAGAAACTATAGTAAAACCAGTTGGTATTTTCTCTAGTGAACTATTTGGCAGGGATGTATATGTAGCTGTTACAATGCCAAATGGCGAGCGATTTGAAGGTATAGCTAAAATAGGATCTATGGCATTACCAGCTAATCAAAATGATGTCCAAAAATTCAGCTTTACTTTACTATTCCAAGGTGAAGATTTTGTTTGGCATCCTCCCTTCATTTTTAGTTAATCCATGATATTATTATTGTGCAACTAATTTGGTACAACAATAATTGAAAATACTAACTGATAACACACGAGTGCTAGCAATTCTGGTAAACTGTAGACAAAACGGCAATAAATTATTGTGTGGAGCAGCAGTTTTTAAGGGCGGATTATCAGGAAACATAAAAGTATACGATATATCAGATCCCTCTGTCTCGTTTACTATCAAAGTCCCGGAGTCAGTTGCTTTAGTTGCTACAACAGAAACATTTGCTGATTACTACGATTCGTTTGAACTATTATTGGTGTAATAAACATGCTGCCATTAATTCAAAAAAAAAGTTTACCAGAAATCATCAAAGTCGGAACTGATGAATCTGGATATTTGTATTTAGCTAAAACAAAATCTATCACAGTTGGGGAGAGGCAAGAACTATCTGAACACGAAAGAAAGCGTGGACAAGGTAGCGTAATGGCATCAAATCTAATTAACAAAATTGCCAAAGAAAAAAGCATCAGCACAGTTGAAGCACGTAATCTACTTGGTGGTATTGATAACTTAGATAATAGTCAAATTGTGGAAGAATATGCCAAAGAATTTTACGATTTGTCTACATTTATTGGCTCTGCTGACTTAGATATTAAAGTTGCTGTAGCGCATATCATTATTAAGAATAGAGTTGCTTACCCAATCAAAGTTGCTGTAGATGGCAACATAAATGACAAGAAGTTAACAGTTGAACCATTAACAGTTAATTTAACACATAGGCAAGGCATTAGAATAGGCAGTAGCTACATTATTGCTGAAGGAAATTATGAAATAGATAACACGTTGATTAAAACGCAGCCATTACCAGCTTCTATTAAAGCAGGCAGCGTTGGATTTTTGTCATCCAATTATTTCTATGTGCTTGGAAGTTCTGAGTGGACATTAGAAATGACTAAGCAGCTAGATGAAATTCTTATTAACGATATTTATGACTTTTTCCAAAATGAATCTAACAGATGGGAATCTGTAGAGACAGTTGTACAAGATGAGCCGGGGGAGGACAAGACTCAACTAGCGTTACCGATGGAATAGATTGGAAAAAACTGTATTGGCGTATTCAATCTTATCAAATCAAAGATAGAAGATTTAGTGACTGGGAAACTTATTTGCAGCAGCCAGATTATGTAGTATTTGAATGTATTACTGAGATGGAATCTTTACGCATGGCTCAGTCAAACATTGACTCTAGAGTTCATGCAATTGGCTGGGCTGGACTATTCAATGGATTTAAAGGAAAGGAAGATCCATCTATTGATTACACTGAATTGCTGCCTTTTCCAAATCAAGCCCACAATCCAAAATGCAAATTGAGTGATGTCACAAAAGCGATTATTAACGAAGCTATACGTAAAAAAGATTTACCATTGATTTCGTTGACTAGCTTAGCTCTACTGTTAAATTAAAAAGCACTGCTGATAAATGCAGTGCTTTTTAGTGTTATATAATTATTGCTCCAAACATTAATGCCGCCGATTCTAAGGACGATTCAATTGTTAGCTTTTTGCCATCGCTGGCGTAGATTTTTCCACCAACACTCCTGACATAATCAATGAAAGCATTCAGGCTTTCTTTGTGTTCAAATATAACCTGAGTCATTAGTCATTTGATGCCCATTGCAAGAAATTATAGAATTCTAACGCCCACTCTAGAAAGTTGTAAACAACGTTTCTAACAGCTTCCTGATTGCTTCTTTGCTCAGGAGATAATGTCTCTCCCCCAAAGAAAGAAAGAGTCTCCTCAGAGAAATTTTGCCATGGTGAGATGGCGTGATCGAATTCCTTGTCAGAATCAATGCCAATTTTGACGTTTTGCTTGATTTGTTCAACTATCAAGCTATCCAAATCGGACGTTAATTCGGCAAATTGTTCCTCTTCAGTATATCTTTGCCACAAATTGAAATCATCTGATTTAATTATCTCTCCAAAATCAAATGAATCGTACTCAGTGACTACTTCAATCATACAATTTCCCTCCTTTGTTTGTTCTCTTTGTACGATTTGTTTCAATTATCTCACCATCATGAAGCACTACTAAACATGCTTCATCTGTTGAGTATATGGTTTTGCCCCCAGTGGCAGGGCATAACAACAACACAAGAATATCAGTGCTGTTGTCTTTGGCTGGGATAATTTCATTGTCCACTAGCTCAACTTCTCCTTGTGTCCAGCCGACTCCATCAGGGAGAACTCCCTTGGGAACAAAGTCGTCGTACCCATGATACGAAACTTGAATTTCTGGCGATACATTGATGTCCGTCCCTTGACATTTGCCATCCAGCGTTTGTATGCCGGCAAATTTAATTCCAAACTCATCGATAGTGTATGTATTCATTCCTCTTCCTCCTTCAATATTGTTTGTGCTACCATTAGCAGCGAATATGCTTGCTGCTGAATTTCTTGTTCATCTGTAAACAGATATTTACAGTATGCGTAGGCAAGTGAGCCACCTTGCTCACTGCTTACATCAATTCCTTGCTCTTTAGCAAAGCTAACGAATAGATATATATCTTCCAAGTTCATGCCAAAATTCAAAACTCAATCCATCTAATAGTAGATGATTTTCAGGATAATGTCAATAGATTATCTTATTTTTTCTTATGCAATTGCTTATAATTACGCTGTAGCATTTTAGTGAAAGCTGGAGTATTTTTATTTTTCCAGACTGGATTATCTTTATTAGTTAACCAATTAGTAGTAGAGTGGCATATATTTTTATGACAGTATTTGCATACGGGGAAGATGTTAATTCCGTATCTGTCTCCTGACTTTCTATAGCTAGAATGATGTATTTCTTGACTGTCATTGATTTTGCAGCAACAACACTTACCACCAACATTGCTATGCGCTATTGCTGCTTTCTTTTTATACTTCTTTAGATTGCCATATCTTTGCTGATACATTAATAAGGGAATATTACTCTACCACTTGGGCGTATATCAGCATGGAAAAATCCTTTATTTCTTCCCATAAATACAGCATCTCCTAGTCCTGTAAAATTGGAGGACAAAAGCACTTGCCAAAGTCTTCTAAAATCACCATTAACTGGTTGCATATCTAATGCTTTGAAATAAATATGCTGACTATTCCTAGCACCACCAATAGATTTGTTTACAGCAGGTGGACGATAGCCGGAAGTAATTCTAATTGGTGAGCCAAATTTATCTCTGACTTCTCCCCATGTTCTAGCTAATCTGATAGCGTTCGCCACATGCTCCGACGATATAGGAACTCTTGTGCAGTCTTTAGTAGCTTCTCCCCAAGTCAGTGGAACATTATCAACAATTAATGTATTTGCATACACTATTTTTCCACCTGGCAGCATCATACTTGGTTGACTATCAACTTTGTCTGTTTCACTTGCCGCGCATTCTTCTTTATCTTGAAGTTCTAATAGTTCCTTTGCAGTTGTAACACCAAGAAATAGAGGATACTCAAGATTTTTATCAGACTTAAAATCTATAAATGCTTGCTTGGTGTTGTTCCCAACAATGCCATCTACAGTAATTTTAAGCAAAGATTGAATTTCTTTAACTAATTCTACTGGTAATTCGGAAATATGAATTGCAGTAGAATTAGTGCTTATGAATTTCTCAAGATTTTGCATGACTGGTAAAGATAATATCAATACCAATCTTAGCATTTAAGAGTTGGAAAAGCCTATCTTTTTATTTGCCCGATTGATTTGACATATCGCTTCCTCTAATTTCTCAGAAGTGCCGTATATGCTATTCCTGTTGTCAAATGTTTGGACATATTTTACAGCAGCACGAAATTTGTACTGAAATATTTGCCATGCTTGTTTTGTTCCTGCCGCTCCAAGATTTAAGTTGGCATCACATAAATTCTTGAGTTTTATTGCTTTCTCTCTAACACCTTCTTCTAAAAGCATTATAGAAGAAATTGGATTGTACGCAAAAATTTCCCACACTAATGCATCATCAATTAATAGATTAATGTATCTTAGCGCTTTATTACTGTCTTGATAAAATATTTTCCAGACATATTTTATGGCAGTTTCTCCAACAGGAAATGCTTCATAAACTTGTTTAATATCCAAAGCGACACTTCTAGTTTTTTCGTTGATTGCAAAGACTGATGCAGCAGGAGGAAAATATTCAAAAATCTCCCATACTAATTTGTTTTTTCTCAGCCCCTCGCTGATTATTTCAGCCTTAATCTTCTCAGAGTCATAAGAGAAGAAATACGGATCTTGTAAATCGATATCTTCCAACAGCTCTTGCAGATTTTTTGTCTTTTCTTTTGTCTTTCTAGTCATGCGTTTATATCCAAAACAATTAGCTAATAATACAGCAAAAAACACATAACGTCAATAGTTTTAGGAATAGTGATATATCTATTGACAAAATAGCCAAAATGCTTTACTGTTAGAATGTGTAGCTATTTTCCATTTATGCTAAGAGACTATCAACAGTCAGCAATTAACCGGATATACCAGTTATTCAGAAACAACATAACCAGTGTTATGTTGTACGCTCCTACGGGTGCAGGCAAAACGCATATCAGCAGCAAGATTATCGCTGATTGCTTGTCTAAGAACAGGAGAATTTTATTTTTAGTCCACAGGACTAAGTTAATTGAACAGACAATATCTACTCTGGTTAAAAGCTATGGAGTGAAACTAGAGCAGATAGGCGTTATAGCGCCTAATTACAAGTCGGATTATAAATGTCCGGTTCAGATATCCATGGTGCAAACTATCCAAAACAGACAATATCCAGAAGACATCGGATTACTAATTGTGGATGAAGCCCATACCACTGCTTATTTCAGTGTGTTTGAAAAGTTACTAAATCATTACAGTGGCGGCATTTGGACACAATCTAAATGCTTTGTACTTGGTTTATCTGCTTCACCATGGAGAACTAAAAAGAGAGAAGGTTTTTGTAGATTCTTCCAAGCGATGGTACGCGCGCCATATCCAGAAGAATTGATTAAGCAAGGACATTTATGCAGCGCTAGACATTTTGGCTGGGGTGGATTAATTGATTACTCTAAACTCGATGTTGGAGCAGCTGGAGATTTTACCCAAAACAGTTTAGAGGTTGTTTGTAATAGCGAATATAACAAAGTTATTATAGACAAATTTCTTAAGTTATGCCCCACCAGGAAGACGATAGCTTTCTGTGCTGGTGTTAAACAATCCATAGATTTATCTGAACAATTCAATAGTGCTGGCATTAAAGCTAGTGTTGTTACCGGTGAAACTCCGGAATTTGTCCGGAAAGACATCTACAATCAATTTAAACGTGGAGACATTCAAGTTATTAGTAGCGTATCTGTATTGTGTGAGGGCTTTGATGAGACTAGCTGTAATGCTGCAATTATTGCCCGTCCTACTAAATCTAGAGCATTATTGGTGCAGATGTGTGGTAGAGCATTAAGATTGCATCCTGATAAACAAGATGCTTATTTATTAGACTTTGGGGATAATTTTAAACGACTTGGATTACCTGTCTCTAAATTCCCCACACCATTGTGTCCAACGTTTAAGAAAGCAGAAGAAATGCCAGTTAAAGAATGTCCTAACTGTTCTGCAATACTGCCAATTTTTGCTATGATTTGTCCTGATTGTGGACACTTGTTTGTGAAAGAGGAAGAAGAAGACACTCCAGATACTTTGCCTGAGTTTGGAGAGATATTCTCCAAAGAACAACAAGAACAAATATCTTATCTAAGAGGACAACTACTACGTGCTTACAAAGCTGAAAGAGATATTGGGAGAGTCACGTGGTTGTTCACAGAAAGATATAATTTTTTGCCTCCACAGCATTGGTATTTAGACGCTATTTTTAGACGTGGTAGAAATGTCCATCCCACAGTCAGAAAGACAGATGAACAAGCATTACTACGTTTCTTTAAGAAGACTAAACCTACTGCCAGTTCTGGTTGGTTAGGAGAACAATTTAGGCGAGAATTTGGCAAAGGATATTATGACTTTGATACAATCAACTGGAAAGATGTTTTAGGAGTTCCCGAGCATAGTAATTACAGTTACAAAGACGTAACTGATTTGTATAGACAAAAAATAGTACAAGCCTCTCCAGAAGATGCTTCGCTCTTAAACTTCTGTCTGGAAGAGGCATTGAAAATATTGAATTCGTCAGCCTATTGAATTAACATTTCTCCCAAAGTATGTTTGCTTTAAGCAGATTCACAGCTTGCAATTTACTTAATGCAGTAACAACTACTGTGGGAGGATAACTTGAAAATTGTTTAAGAATCTCGCCGTAATTGCGAGGTTCATTACAAAATTTGACTAGCTCTTGTTCTAAATCCATAACAATGGTAAAAATGGTACTCTAAAATTATACTATAATCCATTGACATGTCAAATTTAAAATTTATTTAAAGCAAAGCCTGTGTTGATTGGCACAGGCTTAAATTATTTAACATCATAGACTAAAAAGTTAGAACTCCATTCCAAAATGGATAGCAACATCTTTTGAAAAAAAATTATAAATAATGATTTGACTTTTACTACTGACTTAAAGATATTGATTTTAATGTTCCTGATTTCAAAAGTAACTGCATGAGATGCATCATCAACTGAAACCAAGACAATTGACTTGATTTTAGATGGTTCAAATTTATCTGTCTGCATGTTATTAGAGCGTAAAAAAGCAATAAATCTAGGATAATGTTCAGTTATCAATATCCAGATATCGTCTTGACAAGATATAAATAAATCATATCCTTCTTCACTTTGAAAACCTGAGATTGAGCAGTATTCAAGTATTTCTTTGATAGGATTAAGATTATTCATTCAAAACTCCTGTGTCTGCATATATATCGTGTTGCATGTTTCCAGTAAGTGCCACCATAAACAAACAATTCGCTAGTTCTTTCACCTCCTAGATTATGTAAACCAGTGTTATTGTCATCAATTATTATGCTTACATGGTGAGGCTGTATGTTATTTAAACTCATAACAATGACATCATTTTTTTGATGTAATTCTCCAAATTCTAACTTACGGAAATTAGCTTTTTGGAAATTCTCTTCTATCAAATTCCAAGAAGAAGATGTTGTTTCTTGCAAAGAAAACCCACGGGGAAAATCAGGTAAAGATATATCTAACATTCCTTTATAATAAGCTCTAAGCAAGCTAAAGCAGTCAGTCCTATTGTAAACAAATGGCCACTTTAAATAATAGTTGACTTCTTTGGGAGAACCGTCAATAAACAAAGGAAATGGATTAGCTAAATTTGCTGGATCAAACAAGTCCCAGGATTCAAAAGCAGAATGGTACAGAATATATTTTATCTTACTGGATTTTGCATTACAAATATCTGGCGGGCTTAGATATTCGCTTTGTTCTGTCTTCCAGTGAGTGTGGTAAACACCTTGGATGTCATTGTATCCAACTATTAAATCTAGTTCGTCCGGTTCAATAACAAATGCTTCATGCTTGTTCTCAGCAGCATTTGTACATCTATACGGCACGTCTTCCACAATGACACCGCAAACTTCTTGCTCTGGAAACTCCTTCGCGTGTTCAATTATATGCTCTTTTATATAAGCAGATATCATACTCTTGGTGGGTAAACTTTAGAAATTATGCTGGCGTTAGATCTTACTTGAGTACTTGTTATTTTAGTAGAGATTGTGTATTGATTTTCTCCAACTGTGGTTACAGTCCATTCATCACAAACACACTCTTTAAGATCTTCACCGGTGGGACTCCACTCAAAAGAAGATAAAGAGTACTGTCGTAAATCAGCTAAAATAACATCTAATTCAGGCTTGCTATACACTGGACTGCGCACATCCCATTCACAATATGGTGATATGCCCTGCGTTAAAATTTGGCTGTAATTATCCCCTAATCTTGTTTTAATAGTTGGGATAATTGTGTTTTTAGATAACTGCCACAATGGCGATAATTCCAGCACTAAGCTCATAAGACAAAATATCCGATTGTGTAATTAAACGCAGAAGCAGCACTTGAGACAATATTCAAAGCAGTGTTAGCTGTTAGCTTAAATTCTCTATTTGCTGCAAGACTTATATCTTTGACAGAACCTTGAGAGGACAAATAAAAGCGAATTCTGTCTGTAGATCCATCTCGAATAGTAATAGTCTGAGCGGTAGTACCTTCTAATTCAACTCTAATGAAAGACACATAAATACTTACTCCCGCTCCTGGCGCTGCTATTGCTGCTGTAGTAGTAGCAGTACTTGCAGTACCAGTTACAAATAGCATTGTTGGCGATACATTAGTTTTTGCTAGTAATCTTTTTGCTAAAGAGATTAAACTTGCTGATGCAGTGTCTGATGTAGCAGCAGTGTCACCTTTGTCTCCAATAGCTGTTGACTCAAATTGCATCACATCTGGATCATTGGCAGTCCCAGATCCTGAAGTTGTAGCTCTTTCCCGTTGTTGCCCGGCTCCGTCGATATATTTAACTGGCATATTAAAAATCTAAAGCAATGAATGAGTTTATTTTAGCACTTAACTTTAAGCTGTACGTTGTGTAATCCACAATAATAAATGACTCAGCCCAATCAGATGGATTTGTGTTGCTAAAAAATGTTGCCTTGACTCTTGCATAATAAGTAGCTTTGGGCATATTTGAAAACGTGGCAAATGTCTCTATTGTGTTTTGAGTCATTTCCCATGCTCCTGTCAATCCTTTCTTAATCTCTACAACATATCCAATTGTCCATGGAGAATTTTGCAAAGAACCATTAATTGTCTGTTGAGGTGGAAGCCAAGAAACATAAATATCAAAAAAGTTTGCTCCTTCCGTGATTGGAATACCATCAGCTGATAGTTTACCAATTGGATTAGTTGATACTGTAACTTCTCTTGGAACTACATTAACGTTGGGAGCATTAGAAGACACTCGTTGAGGCAACGAATCAAAAGCCCATTGTACTGGTGTCATATTGTTGACATACTATCAATAAAACTATATTTAGTACTATCATATTCTGATGCAGTAATTTCATGCATACCTTCAATCGTTTCTGAAACAGGCACTCTATTTATTACTCGATATTGTTTAGGAACAACAGAATTGCCGGATAATATCCAGTTAGATTCAGGTGGCGGTGCTGCACTAAAAGCAGAAGTTACTGTGACAACTGAAGTTGTATTAGCAGTGTTTTCTATTGTTTCTTGTTGCCAAGTACCATCACTCAAAGTAACACTAATTTGGTATGTTTGCCCTGCCACTAACGTCACTGGACTATCTAGATTAATTGTGGTTGTAGTAGCTGAAACAATCAATCCTCCAGCACGCATTTCTAATCGTTCAGAGTCAGATATAGTAATAATATCTCCTGGCTTTATAAAAGCTGCATAAGCCCTAGCTTTAAATGTTACTGTCTCTTGTTCTAATCTATCAGAAATTAAAGCTGCTACTCCTGCTCGTCTTGCTTGTCCTCTGCTAGTACATGCAATAGCTTCTAATTCTAGTTCTTTAATTCCCCATTTTTGTATAGCAATTGGATCTTCTACCATCTCAACTGTTTTGCGGTAAAAATCAGCTGGATTTAGCCAACTTACTAATGCTACAGTTTTTTTGGATTTTAGCCCAACTCTGCTATATATAAAAACTCCATCTTCAACATCCGCTTGCGTAAATTGGTATTTTATAGCATCTGGTTTATCTGCAATAAATGTTATCGTTCCAGCCTGCCAATAAGCAAATCCTCTAAATATTGTTATCAAAGATTCCAGTACTTGGTATGCTTCTGTTTTGGCTTGTAAGACAATATTACATTGAAATCTTGGCTCATAAATTGGGCTACCATTTGTGCTATATCCGCTTGGAACTAATTCATTACAGTATTTACTAATCTCGTATAATCCCCATTTATCTATTTGTTTAGTATCAATATACTTGCCAAGTCCATATCTAGTATTTGTAATTAAATCATATAAAATCCATGCTGGATCTGAAACAGCTACGTTTGGTGTTTGAAAAACTCCATTCCAAACGCCATCATAGACAATACGTCTATTCAATCCATCTATTATGGCATTACTTGGAACTTGTACTAATCTCCCAAATACTTCAAATAAGACATTTGGAACTGAGCTAAACCCAGATGTATCAAACGAAAAAGCTGCTAAAGCTGTATTTGGATAATTTAATTTTTTGTTTGTAATTTTTGCGTAAGAAACAAACGACATATTGCGTTGGTATCCAGCCTTTTCGGTTTCTGCATTATCTAAAGTAAGTTTGATAACTTTAATAGATAAATTACCCAACCCAGTAACTGGAGGAAATCTAAATCTATAATCAAATTCTGTTGGGCTTGAATAACGCCCAGAAACTACATTGTAATAAGTAAATAATGTTTCATAAGCATTATTTACTTCTCGTTGTATAATAATTTGAAATTCTATATTAGTTGTTTCAATATTACCATTATCTGGATTCTGTCTTTGCATTTGAAAAGACAATTTTACTTTAACTTCATCAGGAATACCACCTTGAATTTGTTGAGTAACACCAAGATTATTTCCTTCTCCATTCCATTCTACTGCTGAATTTACAGATATTTCGTTTGAAATAGTATCTCCAAATCCAAATAATTCAATTGGTGATTGAATTTGGGTTCCTGCACGATAATCGAATTGAACATTCTTGAAATTATCACTATTATCTTCATTTTTGACTGGAGTTTCATCCAGATAAACTCTAGTCAATGGATTTGTTCCAAAACCTTGTATTGGGCCTTCTGATATTGCTCCTAAAATGTAAGCAACTGAAGTACTGGTTCCTGTTATTCTAGCAACATTAGGAGTTCCTCTTCCTCCTTTACCGCCGCCACTTCCTTGGATTTTTTTATGTTTTTTGTGTTTCATGGTTAAGAACCACCATGCTCATATTCTACATACGAAACTTTCCAATGTATTTCTACTTTTTGGGAATAATCGTAATTTTGAGATAATCCAGATGTCACTGCTCTAACACGAATTGTCCAAGGGTTGACATTTGTATTGACAAGAGAAGAACTGCACACAGCACTACCAAGCCCATCGTCATAAACGCAATTATATGGAGTTAAAGATACATCCTCTGTCAAAAATCCTTGTGAGTTAAAAATTAATTTATTTCCAGATATAATAAAACGAGAATTATAAGTATCTCCATCCCCTTGCACTAAAGAGAAAGTAACAGGAGAGTTATTTGGATCTCCCAAGAATTGAAGAGTAGCAAGTTCACTATTTGCTTGGTATAAATTAGGATCAAATGAAGCTTGATCTCCTAATAAAGTTTGACTTTGAAATCTTATCTGAAGTGGATTACCACTAATTGAACTATCTACTCTACTTGAAATAACATACATACCTGTTTGTATTCTCCCATACACAATAGGCATTCTACCGCCTTCTTGTGTGTTGTTAGGCAATCCTCCTATTGATTTACTCGTTGGCTCCTCTTCCGGCTTGGCTGGCTTAAATAAAGAGCTAATACCAGCAAGTAGTAAAATACTTCCTAATAAAATTGTGGTGCTAGATTTAAGAATATGTGATCCCCAAATTGGAATTCCACCTGGAACCCAAATAGCTAAAGCAAACATTGCAGCAGCGCCGAGCCACATCCACCAATTGTCTCCACTGCCAGCAAGCACAGGGACAATTCTAATGTTACGTACTTTCTTAGATATTGGGCAGCTAAGCTTGTCAATTTTATCGTTAGTTATGTTTTCATGTCCAACAACTATGCGATATCTTACGCCGCGATTTTCAGCATCTTGTAAATAACTTAAAAAATTGCTAAAATTAGCTTTTAAAGCACGAAGTACTTCAGCAACTGATTCTACTGCTAAATCAAGTTTGCTTGTAAATAAATCGCCTAATTCACCTTCTAGGAAGACAGAGATCATGAGTTATCCTATTATTCCTTTGGTTCCAAATTGGGACAGCACAAAGTCAGAGCAATCAAATATTATTGTAACTAAATACCAGCCTAACACAATTGAGGCAAGATCATCAAGAACTAAAATCAATACCACAAATGTTACTTTCTCCGTGTCTGTTAATATAACTAATGGAACTGCTGTAGACACATTCTTGAGAGAACGTAATGGCAAAGCATTTAGAGTGGAAAATGACACTATGCTTTACTCTTGTACAGAATGGACTATACAAGCATTGGGAGAAGGTGTTGATTTATTCTCAGCTACATTTGAACAAGTTAGGAGATTTTTATGATTCCAAATTTATTAAGTTTAAATCCAGATTCATTTATAGAATTATATGAGATATATAAATACAGAGTGGAAGATATAAATAAAGATGAAGCTGCACAAAATCCTAACGTGCCATCAACGATGATTGAAACAATTAGGATTGGTAGTATAGCCATGGATGAAAACACACCATGGGTTGTCTTTGAAGGCAAAACTTATTATGCAGTTGGATGTCAAGGAGAAGGATTTGATTTAATTGGACGTGGTACTATTCCTACTCCAACATTAACTGTATCTAACGTTGGTGGTATTTTGACTAAATGGCTAAAAGACAGTAGAGATCCAGCATACAGACTGGAAGGTACTCACGTCAAAAGACATGTGACTCAAAAAAGATTTTTAGATGGACAAGTAGATGCTAATGCTGGGGTAAAAGAACTGCCAATACAAATTTATGTTATTGAACAGCTAGTAGAAGAGAACTATACTAACGCAAAATTCAGACTCGGATCTGCCTTTGACGTTGAGGGAATAACATTGCCAGCTAGAGTAATGGTGCGTAGCTGCACTTGGGTATATCGTAGTCCAGAATGCAGTTACGCTAATCCTGCAAAATTTACAATAAATAATGAGCCAACCCAAAATGCAAGTGAAGATTTCTGTGCAAAAACTATTGCAGCTTGTGAAACAAGATTTGGTGCAGGCAGTATATTACCATTTGGTGGATTCCCAGGATTAAATACTTACTAAACCTCGGATTCGTTGCGTTTTAATTTCATGTATATCTTTATCTTGTTCCGTAGTTCTAGCTCCTGTATTAATCCACTAACAACTAATCTATTTACGATTGAACTGATAGATTCTTCTGTTTCTTGATGGATTGATTGTAAAACAGCAAAAACATCAGTTGATACAGACACGGAAACTTGTTTCATATTACCTCTCATTGCTTACTAAATTAACTATACATTATGTATAATGTACATAGCAAAAAAGTCCGACTTTAGTCGGACTAAAGGAGGTAACATACATGGAAATTATAACTAAATTTAATCCTATCCCAGACAAATATTCCTCTTTGGATAGACTCATGTGTCCACTAGAATTTAAACAAAAGTGGAAATTAACGATAGACGAGATGTCTTGGGTGCTGCAAATTAGTCCGGATACTTTTAAGTCTTGGGCTGTACCTGAGACAAGTGCCAAAAGCAGAAAAACACCTTTAATTGCTTTTGTTGCTTGCAAAGCATTAGATACTCTTTGGGAAAAGCAAGGTATGCCCAACGTTAGAATTTTGATGAATTTGCATTAAAAACTAATTTAATTACGAAACTGTGTACTTTGTCCGCATTATTTGTGTACAAAGTACACTTGCTTTATATATACTTTGTTTTTATAGTTTAAGCATAGTTCCAGAAACATTCCAGAAATAGTTCGGAAGTAAGACGGAAGTAAGGAGGAAAAATGGATACAGACATTTTGTATCCTGTTAAACACAAAAGACAGTATAGGAGGAAAACTCAGTCATCGGTGGTGTTATCTGATTGCACCAGAGAAGCAATTGCACTTGAGCTGGAAGTATCTACTAGAACTGTTCAAGAGTTAATCAGAATTGCATCAACGTATATTGATTTGTTTAATGAGTATACAGATGACAATTACAGATTAAATGGTTTGCCAATAGATTCAAAACAACAAGTTGAAGTGCTAAGGCAAATCAGACAAGTTAGGCAAAAGTACAGACACGTCAAAGACAAATCCTTTATCAAGAAGGAGTATCAAAAAATCAACGAAAAGGTTAAGGAGGAACAAAATGGCAGTCAAGAAAGTAACAGTTAAAGATGTTGCAGCCTCAATTGGCTGGACAGTCAAAGAGTTGGTAACAAGGCTAAATCAAGAGCCTAACATTAATGTCGCTCCTAGCGAAGCTTTTCCGACTTTGTCAGAGGACAGCGAGTTGTGGAAGCAAATCCAAGCTGCTGCTCAAAAAAGTCAAGTTAGTCAAGAGCCAGTTAAAGAGTCTGTCGCTATTGGAGAAGGCGAGATTAGTCCATACCAAACGCCAATACAAACAGTTGACACATTAGCTGAAGCTCAGAAAGTATTAGCAGAAGAGACAACTGGCATTCAAGTAGAACAAGCTCGTATACTTGGCTCTGTTGCTGGCATTAATGAAACCATTACATATTTTACAGCACGCCAACAAGTCACTGAAGCATTGCTTAGACATCATATTGAGCAACAAACTAATCTCACAGATAGTTTAATCGGAAAAGCCCAAGAATCTTCATTTGAGCTGCACAAGCAGACAAGAAATAGCTTGTCAGGAGCCTATGAATTAAAAAAAACTCTAGAAGAGCAAAAAGCCAGACTGAAAAACATAGTGACGCAAATGACACAATCATTTGGGATGTAATTAAGCTGGTTGATGAATCGACTTTAGCGCAAATAGAGTTAGCAATATCGATTGGACAAATTGATATGCTTCAGCAAATTCTAACAAGAAGAAAGGAGTTAATTAAAATCATGATTGACACATTGTTAGGAGTATCAAGTGTAGCAGGAGTGGCGACTATAGCGAGTTATTTTGCTGTTGCCACTGCTGTAGTCAATCCAGTTGTATTAACGGCATTAGGTGCAGCTGCTTTTTTAAGCGGTGTCTATATGCAATTTTCATCATCTAATTCAATTCAAATTACCCGGAGAAAATAACATGTTGCTTAACGGAAAAGAACAAATCACAAGTCGTGTAGTAACTCAAATTACTAATACTACGTTGGAAAATGGTGGTACTTTGCATGACAAAATAGAAACGCATTATTCACCAATTAATTCACACGTTGATAATGCTTTTTCTGCTGCAATTGTACCTTTAGCAATTGCTCTTGGCATATCCGGAGTAATTGCAGTATCTAACTGGACAGCGCCTCAATCACAGTCAAGAACATCATCCATTTGCTCAAATCAATAGAGGCAACATGCTTAGCACATTGAAAGGATTTTTCTCTAACACAGGAGACAAATTAGAAAACATTCTGTATGGAGTCAATAAGCCAATTTTCCCATACGTTTACGAAGTAAGTGAGGAGGAAGTGAAGCAAATTACTGAAGACGCAACTGCAACAGAACAAATGGCTGCAAGAGTAAAAGCATATCTAAAAGCAGTGGAAAGAAAAACCAAAAGTGTTGAAGAAATGTTTAATGCAAACAATGCTCTTGAAAAGTCAACGATGGCAACTGCTGAAAGACTACATGACAAAAACAAGATGATGTATGCCGCTCGAAAGGAATACAAAAAACAATTGCCTTTTAGCGTCAAGAGATACTTGCACCCAGCAAGGATTGTAGGCGATTCTACAGCAAACATTATCAAAGGAATTTGTCAATGATGGAAGACGAAAGAATGACAGATATTCAGAATTCAGCAAGGTGGATGTTAGGAGCCAATCAAATACTAATCGTCATAGCTTTTGGTGCTTTTACTGGCTATTTATCCCGCTATTATCCACCTTCTAGTTCTGTCACGATAACAGTAATTACGTTTGCATGTATTTGTGGATTTCTGTTTCCAGCTACAAGAAAAATACTACTTTTAGTTGGAATATTTTATGGACTAGGACTTGTCCTTAGTCATTTGAATTAATTGTTTAGGAGATGCCAAGTGGATACCATTACTTGCCTCCTTATTCATTTTAAAGGGAGGTATTATGTTCTTTTTTAAATCAAAAGCAAAACCTAAAGTTGTACACAAGAAATTTGAATTAAGTCCAGTTGTGTTGTACAACTTAATTGGAGTAACAATTTTAGTTTTTACACCTGCAATGATTAGCTGGAAAAATGCTAAAGAGTTGCGAGTAGCAAGTAGTGCCGTAGCAGTAATGTACTCTATGGTATTGTTAAAATATGCCCAAAACAATATTGATGAAGCTGATAGACTTGCCATAGAAAAAGAGCATTACTTTACGGCTTATGCTAATGCTTCTGGGGATGTTTATTTAAATTCAGAACAACAAATCAAAAATGCTTTGTTGCCTCCTGCTTCTAGTCCAGAAGTAGACTTAGAAGTTCTGCATCCATTAGAAGATACACTCTTAAAATTAGGCATCAAAGCAACAATAGATGGAGAACCAATAGATTCTCCTACGTTTACTAGATTCAAGATAGTGCCTGACAAAGGAGTGCATTATCAAAAATTTAATAATTTATCAGATACCCTAAAAGTTCACATGGGGTATGATACGCCTCCACTGATTTCATGTCAAAGCAAGTATGTCTCGATTGATGTAGCAAAGACAGACTCAGAAAGACGTTTTTGTGAATATCATGAATACTCAAACAATTTGAATTATTCTCTTGAGAAGTTCACTGTTCCTATTGGAGTTGATATCAATAACAATCTTGTTGAAGTGTCGTTATCAGATGCTAACTCCCCTCATTTATTGATTGCTGGAACTACTGGTAGTGGCAAGAGTGGTTGGTTAGTAGCTTGCATAACTAGTTTACTGGATAGATTCCCTGCTGATAAATGCAGAGTATTTTTGATTGATCCAAAGCTAGTTGAGTTTGATATTTTTGAAAAATACAAACAAGTTGAGTTGGTAACAAAACAAGAAGACGCTCTTACTTTGTTGCACAATTTACTTAACACAATGGAAAGTAGATATGAGCTGTTCAAAAAACATAAAGCACGGGATTTATCTCAATACAATAGAGAAAATCCTAAGAATATTATGCCACGAGTTGTGGTGTGTTTTGATGAATACGCAACATTTATGGTAGGAGACAGCAAAGACGATTTTAACGATTGCTTATCTCAACTAGCACAGAGAGCGAGAAGTGCTGGAATACACCTTGTATTAGCTACTCAGCGTCCTGATGCGACAATTGTCACGCCTAGGATACGCTCTAACATACCTACTCGCATTGCATTAAAGACTATCCAACACCAGGATAGTGCTATAATTTTAGGAGTAGAAGATGGCACTTTAAATTCCAAGAATTTGTGTGGTAAAGGTGATTTAATTGCTAATTACAATGGCAAGCTAGAAAGACTGCAAGGATTGTATGTCAAAGATGTAGATTACACGTTATCAAATACTGAAATCAAGGAGTTAACAAATGTAGATTCACCTTGCCAAAATGACGAGATTGCCTATAGCTATGGTGAAGCACAAGATAGCGAGAAAGGTGAAGTGTATACTCACTTCTCCAAAACAGCTAAAAAGGATAGTGTACAAGCATTTGAGTCTAAAAACAAATTTGTAACTAGCTTAGTGAAGCTAAAAATCGCTGCCTTAATGTCTGGGGATATAGACGAAACTGAGCCGTTATTTGATGATAGTTATGGGCTGTCATCAGAGCAGCAGCTTTTAGTGTTGAAGTTTTTTCTAGACAAAAACATAGGCAAAGAACGCACAATTAAAGCTCTATGGGGAACAAGTTCTGGTGGTAAAAATCATCATAAATATCAAAAATCAAGTGCTATTTATGATGACATGATATCTAAAATAAAAGAACTTGAATACTTAACACAAGTGTAATATTAAATATTGTGTTAGTTCCGTTTTACTTCTGTTGTAGTTCTGCTTTACTGCCGAAGTATTACCGGAATTTAACCAGTATTTTGGTGTTAACACATTGCCAGTACTGTAAGTAGTTGGGAACAGCAGATAACCTCAATAGTTTACTCACGTCAAAGTAAATCCAGTAAGCAAAATTATGATTAAAAATGATAAGTGGATTCTAGAGGAATGTAAAAAAGGGATGATTCAACCATATGAAACACAACTTGTTAAATACAACAATGGCAAGCGAATTAGTTATGGATTATCTTCTTATGGTTATGATATTAGTTTGTCTGACACAGAATTCTGGGTGTTTAGAAATGATAACAATACTGTTGTCAACCCCAAGAATTTTATTAGAACAAATCTAGAATCTGTGCCTTTGCAAAAAGATGAATATGGAGAGTTTTTTGTAATTCCAGCCCACTCTTATGGATTGGGAGTTGCACTAGAGAAAATTACAATGCCTGACAATGTAACTGCTGTTTGTGTTGGTAAAAGCACTTATGCCAGAGTTGGATTGATTGCTAACATCACTCCTGTTGAAGCTGGATGGAGTGGACATTTAACATTAGAATTTAGCAATTCCTCCGGTGCTGACTGCCGAATTTATGCAAATGAGGGAATAGCACAATTACTGTTTTTTGAAGGTGAGACTTGCTCTACAAGCTATAGCCAAAGACAAGGCAAGTATCAAGATCAACCTGAGAAAGTGGTATTCGCTAAAGTCTAAGATTGTTGGATTACATTCTCTATAAGAGCAGCAATCTCCGCTGCTCTTTTAACTTGTGGACATTTAATAATATGACAACATACTCTTTCTAATAACAAGAATCCAACATACTTGCCTTCAATTAAGTAAAACATATAGCTATAAGTCTTCCTCGACTCTAACCATGTTTGGCACACCTTGCCATTTTTGACATTAGAAAACACATATTTATCACCAGATTCTAATAAAAAATTAACTTGCAATGATACGTAAGAATAAATACATTTATTGTCTAAAACTTGCATTTTCTTTGTTTTAGAACATACTTCTATCCAGGTGGAAAAGCTATCTGCAAATATGCCTTTATCAGTCCTCTTTGTCTGATCCAAAAAGAATAATGTAACTCTATTAAATCCTGTACTTATTAACTCTTGTAGATATGATTTAATGTATTCCTCCTCTTTAGTAGTAAAGGATGGTGTATTTAATGTGTTCATGGAATTTATTCTGTCACTTAATGTTTTTACACTTTTCTTAATCAAGTAAATTATCCATGCACTTATTAAAGAAAATAAGATAGGAAATGCGTCTATAATCAATTGAGACGCGACAGATGACACTAAAGATAAATCGTTATTTTGAGAAGGAACTTCTTTGTATTCAGCCATTTTTTTGCTCCCTAGCTGCTCTTAAATAAAAGTTGCCAATCTATCTTTTAAGTATTCCACCCTGTCTTTGTTGACGTTGTATTTCTACTATTACTGCTGTTTTAATAGCATTCTGCATCGCATTTGGATCTATAGACGGTGATTTGTCACCATCTTGACTTTCAATCGTTATAGGCACATTTACAGTTGTATTTGTTGTTGGTTGATTAATATTTCCTATTCCAGGAGATGGGGGAATAACTCCACCACTTGCAAAGTTCATTATGTTTCTTACTTTTAATTCGCTATTGCTTACGTTACCTCCCATGGCGTAATTCATTACAGATTCAATATTGTTGTTTTTAATTACTTTATCTAATCCCATCGACTGGAACTTAGCATTGTCAGCAACACTCAACACTCTTTCTCCTGGCGTTAATACTGCTACTACTGGTGTTATTCCTCCATTTGCAGCTTTTTCTCTGACAATCGCTTCATTTAATGATTGAATTATGCCTCCACCAGCATAGTTCTTGATTACTCCTCCTTTGTATTGGCTGAATACTTCGCCTCCATCGTTGGCACTTGGAACTTCGCCGCCGCTATTTCCTCCAAATATTCCTCCAATTGATTTGAATAGTGAATCAAGAATCCCTCCTGCTCCTACTAATGACTGCATTAATGATTTGATAGCTATGTTAATGAGTCCGCTCAGCATGTTTCTAGCTAGGTTGTTTAAGACATCGTCTAGTTTTTCAACACCCATTATTACGTCTGTAAGCCCAGCTGATAAATCATTGATTAAACTATTTCTTATTAAATCTCTTATAGAAGCTACTACACTTTTGGCTGAATTTTCAATTTCTTTAATTTCTGCATCACGTTTTGCTTTAGCTTCTTCTTTTTTTTCTTTTTTTTGTTGATCGTCAAGATTTGGATCATTTTCTATATCTTCTTTTTCTTTTTCATATTCTTTTTCTTTTTGCTTTATTTTTATATCTCTTTCTTGAGCGTTAGCAACAAATTCGTTACCTCCTGAATTTCTGTAATTTTGTATTGTAAGTAATTTAGTTTGTATTTTTGACTCTTCAAAACGTTTTGTTTGTTCGTAATCTAAATTTTCTTTTTGTATCTTTGCCAGTCCCTCTACTGCTCTTGTTAAACGATCTTTTTCTTCTTGTGGTAAAACAGCTGTTTGAATTTTTTCTTTTAAATCAAGTACTCTTAAATCAATATTTAATTTTTCAATAGTTTGATCTTTACCAAAAGCTTCAGCTTCAAGTATTTTTAAATTTGTTTTATCTTTATTTGTTTGAATTTCATTTAATGTTGTTTCAATAATTGCCTGTGTATTGTTATTTTGTTTTTGTTTATCACGAATACTTTCGGCTTTTTTAACTTCTTCTGCTATCTTGTCTTGAGTTAGCCCAGAAGTACTCAAACTAACTTTGATTTTTTCTTGTAAAAATTGAATTTCAGCTTGCTGATCATTAATTTTTCGTTTTAATGCTGTAATATCATTTAAGGTAGTTAAAATTTTATCTTGTTTTTCTGGGTCTTGTTTAATTGATTCTAATTCTTTTTCTTTTTGATTTAATGAGCGTTGATAGCTTTCTAATGCTCTTTCAAGTTCCTGTTTTTGCTTTTCATCAGGAGTAACTTTTCTATTTTGTGACACATTTTGATTAACTCGTATTCTAGCTTGATCTAATTTTTTTTGTAATTCAGGAAGTTTGCTATTAATAATATTTAACCTTTCTTGAGCTTTTGATTTTGACGATTGTAAAGCATCGTTCATTTCTTTTATTAAATTACTACCGTCATTTCTTGAAATAAGTCCTTCTTTAACTTGACCTTCTATAGTTTTTCTGTATCTTTCAAAAATTGCATCAATTGATTTTAATGCGCTAAATAAATTTGTTTTTTCAGTAGTTAATTTTTTAACAGATTCTTTAGCAGAATCAAGATCTGATTTACTTTGTTCAATTATTGATTGTGATTCAAATGATGTATTATTATTTATGATTTTATCTAAATCTTGCGTAATTTTGTCTATTTCTGATTGCTTATTTGTAATTGAATCTTCTTGTAAAATATTATCTTTTATTTTTTTTATTTGATCTTCAAGATTCTGTCTCAATAATCTAGCATCTTCCAATTGCTGTTTTTTTCTTTCAGCGTCTAAAGCTTGTTGTTGTTGAGTAACTAAATCTTGCGAAATATTTAAAGGTTGATTTGAAACAGGTATTTTTATCGTTGAATTTGTAGATACAGATGTTAATCCTGGCATTGAACCCTGGAATCCTGTTGTTGGATTTGAATGTGAACACAAACATTTTGTTGCTGAATCTAAAATAGATATTATTTTTGTTACTAAAATTAAAAGTGGATCTCCTGTTGCTGTTGTATTTGAAACAGGTATTGCACTTGCTGTATTTGCAGGTATTGTTATTGCTGTATTTGAAACAGGTATTGCACTTGCTGTATTTGCAGGTGTTGTTATTGCTGTATTTGAAACAGGTATTGCACTTGCTGTATTTGCAGGTGTACCTGTTCCTTGCAATATTTTAACTATGTCTAAAACAAGCTTTTTCGCTTCAATCTGAGAATTATTTAAAAATCTATTTGCATACTTTTTCTCATCTTCTGTTATTATTGCATTTAAAGGGGTTTTTGTTTTATCTGAAGGTACAGGTTTTCTTGTTTTTTGTGTTTTATTTGGAGGAGCAAAAACATCATCTAAAGATTCATCAAAAAGATAACTTAAAAAATTAAATACTTCTTTTTCTGTTATTTTTGTATCTAAAACAGGTTTTGTTTTTTGTGTTTTATTTGGAGGAGCAAAAAAATCATCTAAAGATTTATCATAAAGATAACTTAAAAAATTAAATGCTTCTTTTTCTGTTATTAATCCTATTTTTTTCAAATTATCAATTATTGGAGGAGTAAGAGTAACAGAGTTTGTTGGAAGCACAAGTTCTTGTTTTGATGTTAATCCTGCTTTTTGCAATTCATTTCCTAATTTAAGAATTGATTGAGAATCGAGGCTATTTACAGAACGTAAATTTAATTTTCTTAAAGTTGGAACTATTTGTTTTGAATGCTGAGGAATCCGATTACTTTCTTGTTTATTTAAAAAATAATTTTCAAGAATATTTAATGGAGTTCCAACTACATCACCAATTACGCCACCAATTACAGGTATTCTAGATCCAAAATTTTTAGCGTGGTCTCCAAAATTTAATTTTTCTCTTTCTTCATTTCTTTTTTTAACTGCTTCTAAAGTAAAATGCCTTTTTTCTTTTTCAGGCATGCCATAATTAGTAGTTTTTGCATTATTATATTTAGGATTATTTAAGAAATCAACTATTTGATTATAACTTGATCTTTGTATTACATTTAAAAATATCTGTTCAACATTTGGATTTATTGGTGAACTTCTGTAATTAGAAATATTTCTAAGCCTATTATACATAGCCTCTTCTGTTTTTAGGCGCTCTTCTAAAGTCGGATTATCATCATGAGGAATTGCTTGATATCTTAATGGCTTAGATTTAGGTTTGAGAAAACCAAGTGCTATTTCGTTTTCGTTATTTTTTCTAAAATTTATGTAATCTTTAGGATTTAAACGATTTGAAGAATTAAAAGACGAAGAAGTATTACCACGTTCATATCCAATTAAATTCAAAGAAGCTGAAGCTATTTTTACTCCTTGATTAAATCCTGTGTTATTATTAGCAATTTGAATAGAAGAAGGATTGGAAACATGACTAGGTCTTATTGAAGGTAAAATATTTCCAGGCAAATTATTATTAGGAGTGTTTTGCCTATTCGATTGAACAGAGATAGTAACTATTTTGCTAGATCCAATGTTTGATAAATAATTTTTTATTAAAGCAAATTTATAAACACTGTCACTTAAATTTCTGTTTAAAGATAATACACCCGATCCTAATCGATTCATTGATTTTCCTGTTTTATCAACTGATTCTTCAATATAAGATACTTGTTTATTGGTAAATTTCATCTCTTTTCTAAGTCTTTCTAATTCTTTGAATGATTCTTCAAATAATTTTTTAAAAGTAGCAGTAGATTGTTGAGCAAAATTTTTAATAGCATTTACATTTTCATTTGCTGATTTACCTAATAATTGAATAGCTTCGCTAAGTTTACGTTTATCTTCAATGTCTTTGCGAGCATCTTCTAAAGCTTTTTGCTCTTGTTGTATTTTTTCTAAAGCTAATTCATTTATTTCAGTAATAAATTCTGAGACAACTTGTGCTAATTGTGTTAATTCATTGTCTCCCATTCCTTTAAGTAATAATTTTAATGTTTTACCAGAGAACCTATTGTTAAGCTCTATTACTGCTTTTCTTAATTCAAATCTTGCATCTTCAATTTGTTTTTGTACAGCTAGATTATAATCTTCTATTTGTTTTTTAGCGTCTTTAATTTTGTTTCTTAAATCTAAATTAGCTTTGCTGATATCAACAGATGCTTTTGATCTATCAACTTTTGCTTTATTTATTTCTTTCTGTAATTCTTCTATCCTTTCTTTGTCTGACTCTCCTAGCTCAGACGAAGGTATTGAATTTAATAAATTTAAGGCTTGTGTTTTAGTTTTTATTTCATTATCAATAGCATCAAAAGTTTTATTTAGTTGATTTATTTTTAAATTCAACAATTGAATATCAGCATCAGATTGAGATATAGTACCTTTATCTAAATTTTTGTAAATTTCTGCTTCTTTTTCATTAGATTCTATTTCAAGCTCTTGAAGATATTCATCATAAGCTTTTGTAAATTTATTTAAATTACTAACAATTTTTGTGTATCTAGATTCAATCTCTGGTATAGCTCCTTTAGGTAAAAGATCTTTGTATTGTTTAGAAAAAGTATCAATTTTTTTTATTAACTCATCAAAAAAGCTACCAACCTTAAATCCTGGAAAAAGCTTTTCCGCTAGTTCCTTTTGTTTTATTAAAGTTTCTTTAACATTTTCTAATTCTTTGTATTTAGAACTATATCTTGATATAATAGATTGTTTTTCCTTTTCAATATTTGAATACTCTTTATCTATTCGGTCTATTTCTTTTTCATCATTTGATTCAAATGCTTTTTGTCTTTTCTCGCTTAATTCTTTTTGTTTATTTATTAATTTATTTATTTTTGTTTTATCTTGAGAAAAGTTTGAATCTTTATCTTGATTGTATTTCTTTAACTCTTTAATATTATCTTCAACTTCTTTGAAAAGATCTTTCTCAATACTATCTTTTAACTCAAGCATGTTATTTAAAAACATTTTTACTGATTCAAGAGCATCATAATCAGTATCGCGTACAATTGTTCCATACATTCCAAGTTCTTTTGCTATTTTTATTTGGTTCTTAGTATAAACTTTAGGTTTGTTTTCATCATTAGCTCCTATGTCAACTTGACGTTTAAAACTACCATATCCTTTGTCAAACCAAGTAAGGGGCTGATAAGTAGAGCCTAAGTTTCCTCTTTCAACTTGTTCGTCATAATAGTCTTTAAGCTGCTCTGGACTCATTTTCCCTGATTTTACTAAATGAGCAGCGTAATTTATACGCTTTCTACGTTCATCTTCTACGTACGATTCTTCTTCTCCTTGAACTCCAATTACAACAAATGGATTTAATTGAAAGCCTTTACTAGGAATTGATTGATAAGCAGAAAAGTTTGGTTTATTTCCTTTTGTTTTTTTAAGCTCATTATTAAAATCACGAAAAGCATTTGCAGCATTTTCAATACTTTTTGATATATCATTAAATCCTTCTTTAAAAGGAACAGAAAAATCAGCTGCAGATAAAAATAAAGTACCAAAAGTAATTGCTAATGATGCTGCTCCTTTCGCTAAAGATCCAATTGAAATTTTAATTTTTTTAATAGATGTTAATCCAATTGTAATGAAAGTACTAAAAAAAGCAGATCCTAATTTTATTACAGCAGGAATTGCTTGGCTTAAAATAATAGATGCCATTTTAGATAAAAACTGTATTATTGTGTGAACAGCAGTTACTGTAAATATTCCTTTAAAAGCACCACCTAAAAAGCTAAATACTGGACTTATAGATTTAGCAAATTCTTTAAAAGTATTTAAAACAGGCTTTAAAGAAATACTTAAATATTCACTAATAAAACTAAAAGCATTTGTAATGATTTTAAGTGGATTTCGTCCACCAAAAAATTCATTTAATCCATTATGAAAAGCTGCACCTGAAGCTATTCCAATGATTTTAAATGTAGATGGAAAACTTGTTTGAAGAACTGCTATCACCCCTTTTAAAGAAGTAGACGCTGCTAAAGAAGCAGTGATTCCTGAAAAAATAGCAGGAGCGATTAATAAAGCAATTCCAGCAATTGCTATACTAAGTATAATAGCTGCGGAAGTGACTCCTTTTATAGCATTTGTAAGAATAGAGAAGCTGTCAGCAATATTAATAATTGCTTTAGGTATTATTCCAATCAATAATTCAAAAGAATCAATAATATGTAGTACTGCTTCAGTTCCAATGTTTTGCAGTTTTGTCAATGTTATTGCCAACCCACTTGCATTTTGCGCTGAGCCTTCGTATCTAGCTCTTAATATTTTGCCAACATTAGGTAATATATCAGCAGAAAGAATAGCACCTTGGCTTGTTAAATCAATTAACTCAGGAATTGTTTTGCCTATAGCCTGAGCAAAAATTTCCATCGCTGGAGGGAATTTTTCTCCTAATTGCTGTCTTAATTCTTCCATAGATAACTTACCTTTCGCCAATATTTGAGTATAAGCAAGTAATATGTAAGTTACGTCTTTTCCTGTGATACCTAATGCATTTATGGATGAAGCAATTCCTTTATATAAATCTTGAATACCTTGCCCTTCTAGTTTTGTATTTTGCGCAGCTGCAAGTAATTGTCCATAAGCTTCTAATCCATCTGATATCGATACGTTGTATTGCTTAGATGCGTTAATTGCAAAATCAATTTCTTTTCCGCTTTTTGCTTCTCCTACAATAGAATTAATTTTTCTCAACGAAGGCTCTAATTTTATTATTTCTTCTCCAAGAGCAATTATTTTATCAGTCAAGATAGACATAAAATCAGAAATATTGTAAAAAACATTAGTTAATGGGGAGAAAGTATCATCAATAGTATTTCCTAATTCTATTAAAGGAGAAATTGCATTATGAAATTCTTCTCCAGCAATTTTAGCTAATCCATTAATTTCAGTAAGTTTGTTAATACCTTCAGATAATTTTTCTGGATCTGGTAAACTAGCTTCTTTTATGTCATCTACTATCTCTGAATGAACACTTGCATCAGGAGCTGAAATAGCTTGAAATTCTGTATAATCTTCAGTCGTTACTAAATTTATTTTAGTTTCTTCGCTTTCAATAGGATCTGTATACTGCTCTATTTCAACTTGTCCACCTTCTAATAAGATTTTAAAATTCCTAAGCTTTATTTCTTTTTCTTCTTCTGATAAATCAGGATGCTCAATAATTGCTTTAATTTCTTTTCTTATATTTTGCTGTGTATATTGACTAAATTCTGCTTTAATATCAAATTTTTGTTCTTTTTTAATTTTTTTATCTAATTCTTTTTCTAATTTATTTTTTTGATTTTTTAATTCTTCAATTTTCTTTTTCGCTTTATTTTCTTCTTTTGTTATTTCATTGTTCAATGCTTCACTTCTCGCTCTTAACGATTGAATCATTTCTGCACTAGCTTTTTGATCTGAGCCTTGTATAATATCTTTTTCGTAATCACTCAAATCTTTTAATTTTAATGCTGCTTCTTTTCTTTTGTCAATTAATTCTTCTTCTGTATTTTTAATTGCATTTACTTTATCTTGTATATTATCAAGTTCTTTTCCATATGTTTCACTTAATTTTGCAAATTTATCTATTCTTGATGCGTTTTGGTAATCTTTTTCTGCTTGCATTGCTTCTTTTTCTGCTTGTTTTATTTCTTCTTCTAATCTTGCAATTGATGCTTTATTCTCTTTTATTTGTTCTTCATATTTTTGCTTTTGCTCTTTGCCTATTTTACCTTTTTGTCTGTTTGTACGTTCATTTTGAAGACTTTTAAGTTCTGCCTGTGTTTGTTTAATCTCTTTGTCGTCGCGAGTTTTTTGTTCTTTTGTATATCCTCTACGACGTTCGTCAAAATCAAGGCGATTCATTTTTTCAACCAATTTATCTCTTTTTTCCTGTATTTCTTTTCTTTCTTCAATGTCTTCAGGTAATGTACGTCCAAACTCTTCTTCTAGTATTCGGTCTTCATCCTCAAGTTTCTTAATTTCATTATTAATAAATTCATCAAAATTTTTATTTTTTATTTTTTTATTTTCTTTTAATTCTCGAAGTTTGTTTATAAGATTTTCTATATTTTCGTCTAATTCTTTTTCTTCTTTTACTGTGAAATTTCTTTCGTTTTTTGCGTTTACTTTTTTTATTTCTTCTTCAATGTTATCAAGCTCTGCTTCTAAATTCTCTATTAATTTTATCTTTTCTTTAAGGTTTTCTATTTTAGCAGTGTCTGGATCAAAAGAAGATTCTTCAAATTCTAAAAGCTCTCTAAGCTCTGCTTTGTTTCCAGTACTTAATTCTAAATGAAGTTTTTTTTCTGTTTCTTTTCTTTCTTTCTCATATCCTTCGAGTTCTTTTTTATATCCTCTTCTTTCTTTGCTTGTTACATCTGTTTTTAAAAATTCTAATTGTTCATTTTTTCTTTTTAAATCTATTATTTTGTCTTCATTTTCTGCTTTTATAGATTCTTTTTCGTCTTTTTTTGATTCTTTTTTTCTTTCCAATGCTTCTGTATCATTAAATCTTATTTGATTTTGTTTTTTTAAAATTTCTTTATTAACTCTTTCATTCATGCTATTAAGTTCTGCTTCTTTCTTTGCTATTTCTTTATCTAATCGTTCAAGTTCTTTTTTCTTGGATTCCTCCGCAGTAGTTTCATTTTTTTTAAGTGCCGTTATTTCTTTATCTAATCTCAATAATTCTTTTTTTGATTCTAATTCTTTTTGTTTTATCTGTTTATTTATTTTTTCAATTTTAGCAGTTTTATCTTTTTCTGAAATAGATAATTGTTTTTGTTCTTCTAATTTTTGTATTTCTTTTTCAACTTCTAGTGATTTTTCCCTTATTTTTTGATTTATACTTTGAATTCTTTCTTTTTTGTCTTCTTCATTTAATTTTTTATTTGCTGAAATTTCTCTTCTTTCTTTTTCTAAATCACTAATTGGTTGTCTTGCTATTTTTTTCTGATTTTCAATTTCTCTATCTCTTTCTTTTTTTTTCACTTCACTAAAAACAGTAAGTCCTTCAATTCTTGCTTTTTCTTCATTAAGTTTTGATACTGCTTTTTCAGTTTCTTTTATTTTTTTATTTTTTGAAGCTTGTTTTTCTAAAACAGCAGATGATGTATCATGACTAATGCTTTCTACTCTAATTTTTTCTTCTCTTAAACCTGTTAACTCTGATTCAAGTTCTCCTTGCTTTTCTAATCGCTTATCTTCTAATTTCTTTATTTCTTCTCTAATTTCTGCCACTTTTTCGCCTGTTTCTTTAGCTTTCTTTATAATAATAGAAGGATTAATAGTATTTAAAAAAGCTTTTCCAATAGCATGTGTAACAACCGCTAATTCTGCTACAACCGAATTAGAATAAGAGTGAACAACATTATATCCTACATCTCTTAATTCTGTTGATGGAGAAGCTATACCAAATACTTTTTTAATAATTTTTAAAACGCCCTCAAATGCATTTTTAATAACTTGATTATCTATTGAAGCAATTTGGCTTTCAAAAGTATCTACAATATTTTTACCAATATTTTTGTATGAATCATCAATAACATAATCTATAGGATTTTGTATTAAATTTTGTTTAATTGCTTTTGGAGTCAATTGAACAGCTTCAGCAATACCAGTTCTTTCACTAGCTAGATTTCTTTTTCCATCCTTACCAACTTTTGGGTTGACAGGCGCTGTAGTAACTTGTAGTAAATAATTTGTTCTAGCTCCTGCATCATGAATTCCTGATTTTTCTAATTCTTTAAAATTAACTAATTTATCTTTATACATTTTTGCTAATAAATTGTTAAATTCCTTTCTTGAGTATAAAGACATTTTCTCCCTAAGTTCTTTAATGTCTACTAACAATTCATCATTGTCTTTATATTTTTTTATTAATGTTTTAAAATAAAAATCAAAATCAGATTGAAATTGTTTATATAATTTATCTAATTCTTCTTGAGAATATATTTTTTCAAATCTTTTAAGATTTGAAGTAATAGCTGGAATCCAGCTATCTTTACCGTCAAACAAAGCTGTGCCTTTTCCAGCAACAACTATTTCTGGAAGTGGTTTCATATGAATTGGTTTATGTCCTTCTGATCTTTTTATTTTTGCTGAAAGTTGAAGAAGTATTTTCATCAAACCAATCGAGTTATGATCTTGCTGGCTAGTTATTACAGAATTACGAGGAGCGTAACCTTTTTTAGCAAAATTAGGATGATTATGTGCCACAGAATAAAATATTTTGTCATTAGATTTTCTTGCAGCTTCATAAATTTTTAAAAAAAGTTTGTCACTATCAAATTGAACGTACTTTTCACTCCGTTCTTTAGCAATATTAAATTCTTCTATAATTTGTCCTCTAGAATTCATAATAATACCTATTACATCTTCTAATTTTTCATTTCTAATGTCATCTATTTTTTTACTATTGTAAGGATTTTGTATTTTATCTAAATTTTGTCTAGGATTTATAAAATTTAATTTTCCAGCTTTAGAATAATCATCTAATTCTCTTTTCTGATTTTCATCTGTTAATAATTCTTCTCTTAAATGTTTATAAATTTCAATATAATCTTCTAACTTTCTAAATTCTCCTAATTCAGGCTTTGCAATATTTAAATCAAATAAATGATCTGGTATATCTTTAATTTCTCCAAATTGTCTAAATAAACCCTGAATAATGTTATCAATAATAAGCCGTCCGGCTTTAAATCCATTTTTAATCGAGTCAAAAAATGTTTTTGTAATATTTACTGCTACTTCTATTATTTTTTTAGCTGGAGAAGCTATACCAAATACATCTTTAATACCTTGTAAAACTTTCTTAAATTCATCTTTAATAGATTCATCGTCTAATAAAGCAATTTGGCTTTCAAAAGTATCTACAATATTTTTACCAACATTTTTGTATGAATCATCAATTCCTTCAATAGCAGAAGCTTTAGATTGATTAATTTGCCTACTTTGCTGCGGAGTTGAAGAGTAAGCAGTCTTATAAGATTCTGATGTAGATTCAAGTTTGTTTTTGACATCAAGTACATTATCTTTTATGTATTTAGATAAAGTTTTTAGCAATGCAAAAACTTCTGCATCAATATTTAATGATTGAATTTTAGGTAAAATTTCTTTTATTTGTTGTATAAAAGTATCATTTACTTCTTTGTATAAATTAGTAATTTTTATAAAGTCATCTTGTAAAAACTGTTGATTAGGCGTGCTAGGTATATCAGCATCTTGCATTGATGCGACATTTGCTGTATTTTTAATATAATTATAAATAAAATCTAATCCTTGAGAAGATATTGCTTTATTAGCATCAGAGACATTATTTATTAATTCTTGTTTAAATGTGTCTATAAAACTAGTATCAATTTTTTTACCACTATTAGCAATTTTATTAGTAATTGTTTTTTCAATTGCATTTAGCGCTTTATTAATGGATTCATTAATAGTAGCAGGATCAACGCCTCCTGTTTTTTGTATTGATTCAATGATTTCTTGTTGAATTTTTGTTAACTTTTCTTTATATTTAGTAGCAAGATTTTCAGGTTTTGTCGGATTAATTGATTTAGCAATATTTTTAAGATTTAAAGATTGGTTTAATATATCATCTAATCTAGTAGAAGAATTAGTAGTTGGTAGCTTTGATGCAATTTTATTAATTGAAGCAATTAATTTTTTCTGATTAAAAACAAAATCTATAATTTTATTTTCAGTTTGTCCTAATCCTTTAAGTTCATTCTCAAATGCTTCTAAAACATCTAAAGCATCACTAGGATTAAGTTTGTCTAAATATATTTTTTGGAATTTAAGTATTACTGTTTTTGTTTTATTGATTATTTTTTCAATATTGCCTTTATAACTTCCGGATGTATCTTCTTTAGATAATTCAACAGCATTATCAATTATTGACGCAAATGATTTTGCCCATTTTATTACATCTTGTAAAATTATATTTTTATCTGTTATAGAAGCATTAAGTATTGTTTCTAACTCTTTTAAGCTTTTTGCTGTTAAAGAATTAGCTTGTTTTTCTAATTCTGCAATTCTTTCATTAATATTTTCAACCTCATTACTTTCCAAAGACATTTCTATCTGTGGGTTAGGTTGTTGAGTAACAATAAATTGTTTTTTAGACTCAGTTGATTTAGATGAATCGATTGTTTTTTTAGATAATTGGGATGAATCTTGCGTAACATTAGCATACTCTAATTGTTTAATTTGTGGTAATTCAATTTTTATATTATTAACTTTTTTAGCTGCTGCTTCTAATTTTTCCAAAGATTCCGTTAATTGTTTTATTAAATTATTTAAATTACTAAAGCTTTCTAAATTATATTTAATATTAATTTCATTATTATTTAAGCATTTTTGAGTATCTTTAGCTGCCTCACAAATTAAATGAATATTATCCGCAATTTCCTTAGAATTAGTGCCAACAGATAATTTAAAGTTAAATTCATTTAATGCTTGTTTAATTAAATTTAAAGATTCGTTGACAGAATTTAACAAACTTGCATCATCAATTTTTATTTCAGCTTTTAATAAATTAAGTTTTTTGTTAATTTTTTCTGCTAAATCATCAGCCGCAAAAGGAACTGATTTTAATGATTCTTCAAATTTACTTAAATCTACATTGATTTCAATTAAATTTACAGTATTAAAGTTTTCTAATATTAAATTAGAGATTTTTCTAAGATCTCCAGCTAAAGACTCTGCTTCTTTAACAGTTATCTCTATTTCATAATTTTTGTCAAAGTTGCTAAGATTTTGAATTACATTAGATGTTAATTCTTGCAATTGTCTAAAAGAATCAATATTCTTGATATCAAGACTTAGATTCTCAAATTGATTTAAAAGATTTTTTAGAGATTCTATATTTCTAGCTATAGTAGTAGAATCATTTACAAATGTCTTGAGATCAGTCAAATAACTCTTGACTTGATTCATCCCTTGAGTAAAATTAACTAAAGATGCGTCAACGTCTGCTAAATTAGATTTTACTTGTTCTTTTTGTGTTGAAGTGCCTGTTGATTCATTTAATGCTTGGTGTCCAGAAATTACATTTCTAACATTATCTGCAAGTGATGTTATTTCTTTCAATTTTTCAATTATTTGATTTGCTTGAATTAAGAAATTACTAGTATCATCAAGCATTCCAATTTTAACTTTACTTAAATCAGAAATAGATATTATACTTTCCCTAAGTTCTTCTAACTTAGCTATAAAATCATCTACTACTGGAATGCCTTTTAAATCTATATTTATGTCAGAATCGAAAGTATTCTTAATGCTTTTTGCGGTATTATCTAATAATTGTAAAATTTCACTTAAATTATTTAAATCTGGAGTTTGATTAATTACAATATTTAAAGGAGTTTTTAAATTAGCAGTTAAACTTTTAACATTTTTATCAATTTCTTTTACTGCTTCATTAACAGACTGTAAATGCGTTGTTATACTTGTTTGATTTACAGCTTCCAAATCTAATTTATATTGGCGTAATGCTTCCCCTATAGCTGATATACTAGAAGTCACTTTTTGTGCTGATTGTTCATCTACTCCAAATACAACTTTATTATCTAAAACACATTGATTATTTTCTTTTACTACTTCACAAATACTGTTAACTTGGTTAATTATTTCATTTAAATTTTGCAAATTAACATTAATAGATAAAATATTATTGTTTAAAATACTCTGTAAATTTGTCAATAACTCTGTCAATCTTTCGATAGCAGATTGCCTATTGATTTGAAAATCTAAATTAATTGATTGATTATTTGTTGCTTCTTCAATATTTAAATTTTGGAGGCTATTAATTTTTTGCTGTATATTTTCTGTTAAAGTATTGATTTGATTAGCATTAATTTTTACATTAAATTCTTCTGCTAATTTATTTTTTAAATTATCTAATACTTGAATTAAATTGTTTAAACTATTTTGAGATCTGTCAGCAGAGGATTGAATATGTCCTAAAGACTCAACGGCATTTCCTATCTGTAAATTCAAAACTTTGCTATTAACAACTTGAGTAACAGAATCAAGTAAAGAATTAACTTCATTTAATACTGTATTTGAAACATTAAAATCAATAACAACTTTATTATCATTTTTATTTATTTCATCTTGGCATTCTTTAATAATTGCTTTAATTTGAGATTCGGCAGCAGAATTAACTGCAACTTGTATAGTAATGTTTCCACTAATTTGTAAAGAATTTAATGTTGCTACTAAAGCATTAATTTGCTCTCTAAGAGCATTTGGATTATCTCCACTAAAAGAAATATTAATACTAGATAAATTATTTTGGTTAAGTTGAATTATTGCATTAATTAAATTGTTAACAGATTCAATCCCGCCAGAAATTTGAGTATCATCTAATTCTGGAACAGCTATTTTTATAGCAGAAAGTGCATCAGCGCCTTCTCTTAATTGATCAGAAATAATTTGAATTTTTGAAGTAATATTTACTTCATCTAAATTGGTTAAATCAATTTTAGCAATAAATACATTAGAATTAGCAGATTCTATTGCTTGCTTATATGTATCTAATTTTAATATTATATTGTTTATTAACAAATCTAAAGAAGAGATTGAATTATCGTCAAAATTTATTTTAAATACATTATCGTTTAAATACTTTTTAATTCCTTTTATTGATTCAAGTATTTTAGTAATCTGCTCAATTGCTTCTTCAGGATTATTTACAGATATATTATATTCTAAATCATTGTCATCAATTAATTCTTGTAGATTATTTAAAAGATTTAAAAGTGCTGCCCTAGCATTTTCTGATTCAGGATTAAGTTGTACATTCAATGCTTGCAATTGAATGTTATCCAATACATCACTAACAGCGTTTAAAGGATTATTTATTTCTGTAGTAATATTAATTTTTTTATCATTAATTTCTTGAATTTTATTATTTACAAAATTACTAAAATCGTTAATTTTATTTTCTGCTGCTTTTAAAGATTCTTCAAAATTTTCATTATTAACATCTAAGTTAGAAATAATATTAAATAATACTGGAACAGATGCACTTGCTTTTAATTCATTAATTTTTTGAGTAGCATTTTCTATTGCTTTAATACTAGATACTAACTCTGTAGTATCAATAGATAAATTATTTTTTAAATTATTTATTTTAATTAAAATTTCATCAATTTTTAAAATTAAATTTTCATAATCAGAAAAATTAACATCTATATTATATTCTAAATCTAAAATTTGTTTAAGATCGTTTAATATTTTTGTTAAACTAGCAATTTTTTTATTATTTTCTTCAACAGCATTAGCATTAGCAGTAGCAGTAGCGGTAAAATTAGAAAAGTCACCATCGACAAAAGCAGCAATTCTTATATCAGAAAGATCCGCAATAGTTCTTTGAATAAGAGATTTAAAACTTTCTAAGTTAGCTATAGAAAGAGTAATTCCTACAGGAGTTTTTTGTAATTCAGATCTAAATCTGTTAACTATATCTTGAGATTGCTCTAAAACATCAGCAGAAAGGTATGCTCTAATTTCTACAACTCCACTTAAAGCTAATCCAGCTAAGCTATTATTGATTTGTTCAATATTTTCAGAATAATTAGATATATCAGATCTAAAGAAAATATTAATTTCTACTGTTTTATTATTATTTAAATTCTCAATAGTTTCTGTTAAATTATCAATGGATTGTTTAGTAGAATCTAAATTTTCTGTATTAACAGGTCTTATATTAAGTGTAATATTTTCCAGCTCTTGTTTTTTTGCTTTTACAACTTCACATACTTCGTTAATAGCATTAGAAATATTATCTTTATCAATTTCATTAAGATTTATTCTTACAACTAAAGTATTGCTATCTAAATACTGCTGAGTCTGTTCTACTTGATTACGTACTTCAGAAGTATTGATTTCTATTGGTTTATTATTAATTTCTGTATTAATTTCATCTATTTTAGATTCGATACTATTTTTAAATGTATTCAAAGAATTTAATAAATCAGCACCAATATCTTCTGAAGCATTAATGTTGATGCTTTGAGTTTTAGTAGATTGCAGTAATTCTAAAGAATTTATTACATTATTTATTTGTTCAACAATTTGATTTAAATTTTGATTCTGTGTTGTTATCGAAATTTCTACATCTTTAACTTCAATAAGTTGATTTAATAGATTTCTTAAATTATTAATATCTTCAATCAAGGAAGAAGTATTTAATTCATTTATATTAAGATTGATAGAATTATTAGAAAAATATTCAATAGCATCATTTAGGATATTCTTAACTCCTCCTAACTCAGTAACTAATTTTTGCGCATTAACGTCAAAATCAACAGTAGTTTTTTGATTATCAACTTCGCTAGATTGAGTAGGAGTAGCATTTAATGATTTTAATTTAACTTGTATATTTTCTATTGCAGTATCTAATTGAGATATAGCATTTTCGATTGAACTTTGATTTATCGATAAAGATATTTCATTATCTAATTTTCCTTTAATTTCATCTAACTTTGTGCTTAAATTATTTATAGAAGTTTGAGCTAAATTACTATCATTAGAAGTGTCATTTAATGCTGCATTTAATTTATTTATTTCCTCTTCAACTTGAATAATAATATTTCTTAATGAATTTAAGTTATTTGATATATTGTTTATATTTACGTAAGATTCTTCTGATATATTAAATTGAATTTGTTTTTCTGATAAATTATTTAAAATACCATTTAAATTATTAACAATATCGCTAAAACTATCTTCTAATTCTTTTAATTTGTTTTTAATATTAGTAACAACAGCTAAATCTGCATTATCTGAAACTTCACTAAAAATAGTAGCAAAACTTGTTTTTATTTCTTGAATATCATTTCTTAAAATATTAATAAAATCATTATTTATTTGTATTTGAATAGTTTTATCATTTGTTGAAATAGCTTCATCAAGGTTAAGATTGCTTAAATTATAAACAATATTTACTGCGTGAGGATTTTGTTTTATTGCATTTATTCTTTGCTCTATATTTGTTAAATTAGTATCATTTACCTTAATATCTAATATTAAATTATTAACAATATTAAAAATATTTGTTAAATCTTGTATAAGTTTCTTTACATTAGCCTGCGAATCTGGATTTATTTGTAAAGAAATCGCCGAAGAACTGTAATGCGCTATTAAATTATTTAGATCGTTTTTTAAGCCTGATAAATTATTTTTTAAATTATTGATATTATCTAAATTTACAACAGGAGTAATTCTACCAGAATCAAAAGTATTTATTGTTTCCAATAAAACGTTTTCGGCTTTTTCTAAATCATCTTTTATTTCTTCAATATTAGATGAATCAATTAAAACTTTTGCTTCAATTGTTTTATCTTTGGAACCAGAAGATTGAGATTCTCCTTTTCCTTGGATAATAGCTTTTCCTCCTGTAAAGACTCTTCTTAGTCTTTCTATTGATGTATTTATGCCAGATCTAATAGCTGGTCCAAGACTTTGCGTTATTTGCCCTAATTTGCCAAAGCTATTTAAAAGCAAATTAGGAAGTTGATTTAATCCTAGCGAATTTGCATTTCCTTCTCTATTTTCTTTGCTAGAACGATTAGATGCAGTTTTTTCTTTATTGCGTTCAACAATACTACTAGTAACTTGCGACGTGTTAGATGATTTAGTTGTTACATTTTGCTGAATATTAATATTTTGTTTTTCTGTAAATGCTCTGCGCAATGCATTACTAGTAGACGATTTAATAACTGATTCAATTGCTGACGATGTATTTGTTAACCCATTTCTAATTCCTTCCGTTAATCCTAACTCAATTGATAAAGAGACTAATTGTTTTGTTTTTTCTACGCTATTTTTATCAATTAAAAAAGATACTGGTATTTCATAAGAATTAGAAGTTAAATCATCTAATTGTTTATTTAAATTATCTAATGCAGAAGAATCAACTCTAGGCTTAATAGGATTTGAAGCAAAATAATTATTAACTTCTTTAGAATGTTGTACTTTTTTGTCTAAATGTTGATTTAAATCATCTAATTCAGAATCGTCTACAGTTGCCTTAACTGCAACGAGAGAGCCTAACAAAGTAAATGATCTTATTCTTTTTTCTAAATTATTTAATTCAGAATCATCTACATTTACTTCGATATTAACAATTTTGTTTATCAAAGCAAGCGACTTTATTCTTTTTTCTAAATTATTTAATTCAGAATCATTTACTTTTATTTTTATTGAATTGTCGTTATAATATTTAATAGTTGTATCTAAATGCTTTTCTGCGGTTTTTAATTCTTTTGCTAAATTATTAAAGCTTGCTTTATTTGCAGAAATATTAGCTTCTAAATCTAATCCAAGAGAATCTTTAGATTTACTTATATTTGATTGAATATCTTTAATTTGTTTTTGAAAATTACTTGTATCTAATGACAGCTTAACAATTAATTCACCTAATGTAGTCATAATTAAACACCAATCTATATATTAAGTGTTGCCAAAACAAAATATTAAAATTGAAAATAAGGTTTTTTTTCTAATAAACTATTTTGAGCTTTAGCTAGCTCTATACCAAGATAAGCAGCATGACTTGCCAACATAGAAGGATTATTGACTAAAATCTTGCTGCAAATTAAATTGCAAGATATGCCAGAGTATTTAGCTATTTCTTCTCCATCCTTAGTCACGTGAGTTACTAAAATCCTATTGCTATCAACTTCGATAACAAAATTTCCAACAGGATCGTCAAAAACTTTTTGATTAGCAATCCGCTGGTAATAAGAACAAATAACATCATCAGCAGCAACCCAAGAGTTTTCATATATATGTGCGCTTTCACTAATAATCGTTAAAGAGCCTATTTTAATGTCTGGGTAAAAATTTTTAATTTGACTAAAAATATAATACTGCAATCGCCTTAGCCCCATGGCATTAGATACCCAAGCAGAAAACATGTCATTACTTCTAAAAAGTGCTGTTAAGTAAAATTGATTATTATATATTTTTATCCAAATATGATTTAAGCATGGTGGAGATTGAGAAAAAATATCAGTATTAGCATCCCAAAGATTAATTACTAATCTGTTAGAGATTTGACTTGTTTTAAGCATGTTAATAACATTTTCAATCTGATTAACACCAAAATACTCATTAATCCTAGTTCCATAGCTGTTGCTGTTATCAGCAATGCATAATATTTGCTGCACATATTTGTTTATAAACTCTCTGCTTGTCGGTAAATAATTTGGTTCTGGGAATATTAATTCTTCTGGTTCTTCTGTAATAATAACAGTAAAATTTAATAATTCTTGCCACAAAATATTGCTTGAACTAATGTCAATTTTACCAAGACTTCTAATTCTATGCAATATTTTTACCCAAGCTTCATGAATAAATTTTGATTGTATTCTATGTCCATTTAATTCTCCGGAAACAGTCGAGACAATTGGTTTGTTTTCTGGAAAAATCATTGGAGAAGCCCATAAATTACAACTTTTACCGCTAAATGATTTAACAGCTTTTACTAAAGAAAAAATATCTTCAAATTTGTATGATTGAACAGAAAATCGTAAGCAATCAAGAGCATTTTTTGGTATTTCAATATCAATATAAGCTGCATGTTTAGATTCTACTATCCAAGCATTTCTGCCGCCACTAGTCTTTCCTAGCCTTACTCCATTAGCAAAAAAATCCAATAAGCAATCTATAGAGCCTGAATTTAAATCATATTTACTAGCTTTTAACAAAAATAAATATCTAATATTTGTATTAGCTAATAAATTACGTATTAACAAATTAATTCCAGGAGTGCATGAATATAATTCTTTTAATACAAAATAATTATTTGCTTCTAAATGTTTAGAGACATTAGAAGCAATTGTCCATCCTGTTGCTATAGCAATATGATTACTCATAAGAAACATTATGCAATGGCATGTAGCATCGTGCTTGATTATCTGGTAAATAAGATGGGCATCTCCAACCCCAATCCTTGACTTTATAATCACACAAAAATATTCGGCTGTCTTTTTGCAAATAAATACAAGGAACAGGACGACTAAGTTTGTCATTTTTCCATAAATGATAATCGTCGATTAGCTCTTCTACTAACCAGCTTTTAATACCAGAATAAAACATAGTTTTATATTTTCCTAAAAAATGAATATATTCTAGCAATTCTTCTAATTTTTGCAAATCTGCTCGACAATACCAAGTAATTTGAGATGTTACTCTCCATGGTTTTATAGTACCATTGCCAAGATTATGATTTTTCTGTAAAAAATAATACGGACTACTAGTTTTATAATACCAACTTGTCTTATCATTAGATAAATACCCAATTTCTAATGGAATATTCTCTTTTATGATTATTAGCCCAGCTTTAATTTGTTCCATATCAGGGTTTTGTTTAAGCATTTTAGCATTAAACAAAATTTGATGAGACAAAATTGCGTCAAAGCTAGGATTCCAATCATTACTTAATGCGACAGGATTGGATAAAAAGGCAACTATTTTAATGTTAGAAATCATGATTAAGTATGAATTACCATAATATTTTGAATCTGTGTCAATACTGCGCTAAAGTCTATGTGACCGAATCTATCATAGAGCATTCAACTGATACTGAAGTTTTAATAGATAAACAGCCTGACAAAATTATTATAGCATTTTGCGGAAGTGAATCTATTGTAGATTGGAAGCAAAATATTGATTTTATATTAAGACCATTTCCTCAAGATAGAAAATGTAAAGTGCATTCTGGTTTTCTAGAATGCTTTTTATCTGTTAAAAACAAAATCAATAAGATTTTAGAATTAATTCAAAATGAAAAACTTCCAGTTTTCTTTACAGGACACAGCTTAGGAGGTGCTATAGCTACTTTAGCGGCTGTTGATGCAAAAATGTCTTATCAAAATCTTAATATTACTTGTGTTACTTTTGGATCTCCAAAACCAGGTGACAAAAATTTTTCTCTGCTTTATTCTAATCTAGGAATTTCAACATATAGAGTAATTAATTCTAATGATATTGTCCCATCACTGCCAAGATGGTGGCAAGGAAATTATTATCACGTCTGCCCAGCCTATCAAATTGGATTTGCAAATATTTTCTCCGCTATTAAATTAACAAATAAAATCAAAAACCACTATGTAAGTAAATACATAGAGGTTTTAGAAAAACAATTATCTATTAACCATTTTGATTTTACGCGTTAAAGCTAATTCTTTTTTTGCTTCACGATTATTAGGATCAATTCTTAAAATAGCCTTAAAATCTGCTATCGCTTCATCGTAAAAAAGTATTTTACGATATAATAACGCACGAATTAATAGACTTTCTATGTCTTTGGGATTTCTATCTATTAATTCACTGTATTTATAAATTAATAAAGACTCATTGTTTTGCGATTGTGCGGGCAAACAATTCAACCCAAGTAAAATTGAAATAGCTATTGTCAGCTTTACGCATTGTCTTGTTAATGTCATGGATAAGTACTGATAATTTAAGAATACTTTTAATATACAACATATTTTAAATATGTCAACCTATTGACAAAATCCAAAAGGTAGTTTATAGTATTTTTAGTATTAATTTTGTAGGTGTAATATGAAAGTCCCGTATGTAAGGCTAGAAACAAAAACACTTGTGCTTAAAGACAGAGAAGTAGACATCACAAACAAGCTTTTGTTTAATAGAGCTTTGAACGAAGCCTTGAAGGAACAAAAAGCTGCAAAAAAGGAAAGTAGTAATTCTTTCCTTGTTGTAGGAAAAGAATTTAGTTATAGGATGCGGTTTCTTAAATCTGGAACTGCTGTAAATCCTAGATGGACTTCAGAGAAAAAAATAGAGAAAACTAATGTAAAATATTACCTCCCGGTAGGAGATCCATTAACAATATCAAGTTTACTTGATTTTTACGCAAGATATAAAGTTGAGCTAGAGGCGGCAAATCTTGAAATCAAAAAAAGAGGTAGGCCTAAATTACCAGCTGAATTAAGAAAGCCAAGAAAAAAGTATCCTAAGCCTCCATCTTTGTCCTTAAAGAAAAGAGGAAGACCAAAGTCTGAAAAGACTTTAGCTAAAGAAAGATGGATTAAATGGCATGAAGATAGCGGTGTACCTATAGCTCCTCGAAAAAGAGGAAGGCCATTGAAAAAAACTTTGTGGTATACTTGCGAATTGCCACCAAATTATGTAAAATTATAAAATAATAGGCAGGTTATCTGCCTATTTAATATTATTGAGTTAAAGACATGAAAGAACATTTAAAAGTAGAAAACAAAGATCTATCGTCTCTAAAGCCTTACATTAATAATGCTAAATTGCATCCTGAAGAACAAATACTTAAAATAGCTAGGAGTATCAAAGAATTAGGCTTTCTAGATCCAGTAGCTGTAGATGAGAATAATGAAATATTAGAAGGACACGGCAGATTTTTGGCTGCAAAATTACTGGGATTAGAAACAATTCCTACTATAACTATCACTAATTTATCTAAAGATGAAAAAATAGCGTATAGAATTGCGCACAATAAATTGACAATGGATACAGGCTGGGATCTTGAGCTATTGCAATTTGATTTACAACAAATAGAGGATTTAGATATTTCATTATCAGGTTTTGATAAATTTGAATTTTCCTCTTTTTATGAAGATGAAGAGGATGAAAGTGAAGATCAAGATGAAGATGAAGACTTGCCATTATCCAAAGAAATTTTAGATGATGATTTAAAGAAATATAAACACACATGTCCAGAGTGTGGATTTAAATGGTAAAAGATTTAACTGTTATTAGTACTTTTGCTGGTGGCGGAGGATCTAGTCTTGGCTATAATTTAGCTGAATACAAAGAATTGCTAGCTATTGAATGGGATTCTAACGCTGCCGAATGTTTAAAGGCTAATTTTCCTGATTTACCTGTATTCCAGCAAGATATAAAAAAAATTACATCTAAAAAAATATTAGATTTTACTGGATTAGCGCCAGGAGAATTAGATTTATTAGATGGCTCTCCGCCTTGTCAAGGATTTTCAACTACAGGCAAAAGAGATTATAAAGATCAAAGAAATAATCTTTTTATAGAGTTTGTTAGACTTCTTAAAGATTTACAGCCAAGATCTTTTTTAATGGAAAATGTGTCTGGAATGATTATAGGAGCTAATAAAAAGACATATTTATTATGTGTAGATGAATTAAGACAGGCTGGATATGTAATAAAATCTGGGCTATATAATACCAAATACTTTGGTGTTCCTCAATCTAGAGAGAGATTAATTATTATAGGCATTAGAAAAGATTTAGGCATAGCACCAACTTTAATTGAAAATAAAACAAAGCCTATTACAGTAAAAAATGCTTTTAAAGGATTAGATGATAATTCTGGAATAGAATTTCCAGATTGGCTTAAAAAAGCAACATTAGAAATGATTCCAGGTAATTTTGGAAAAGAACATGTAGAAAGAGCTTTTATAAAATATAGAGGAAATCCAAATGGTGCAAGATCTTTTAAATTATTAGCATGGGATAAACCATCTTGTACAGTCACAAAAACTTGGATTCTACCATCTGGTATAGCACATCCAGATAAACAAAGATATATTAATATTTCTGAAATAAAAAGATTGTGCAGTTTCCCAGATAATTACAAATTGCCTGGTAAATTTACAGATCAATTAGCAAGAATGGGTAATTCCGTACCACCATTGTTTGCAAAGCATTTAGCAGAGCATATAAAAAATTTATTGTCATAATCACTTAAACCACAAGCAGTTTAGGGAGAAAAAAGTTTTTTTTCTAAACTGCTTGACAAACAGAAAAAAGTAGTTTATATTAAAAACATACACAGAGAACGGAGAGAGGACAATGTTTAACGATAAGTTAG